TAGGTTGAAGCAAGAAGTGAAAACTAAATAAATTATATAGTTTATTAGATTTTCATGTACGTTGAGTAATCTTCAAAGAGGTATCTCTAACAGATATAATTTCTAATCTTTATATTTTGAACGCAAAGGAACATCATCTAGGAGTTTTAATCCAAGATGATGTTTTTTGTTTAATCTAAACATTTCAAACGCAAATGGCCACGTGTGGTGGAAAGAATTTAAACATCTTCCAATAATATTATATGTACAATCTATGTACATATGAACCATTTCGTGTAATAAAATTTTCTTAACTATTGTTCTATTCCATATATATTTACCCCCATTGTTAAAATGAATTTCTTTTGAGGAAGTATAACATTGTGCAGGATATCTACTTTCCCTTTTTAAAAAGAATTTACATTCAGGCAGTTTATTGTAAAAATATTTCGCATTATATTCTTTATACCATTTCTTTAATTCTTCAATCTTTGGGTTGTGTGAGGCTTCCCCATCTATATAATACCTTCCGTTAATTTTTTCTACTTTGCATTTATTATTCATCTGTATAAACATTATCTATTATAATAAAATATAAAGGAGACAGCTTAAACTATCTCCTTTTTTGTTTTTTTAAACATATTTCATATATAAGTCTCTTTTTGCGAGCATCTCTTCAACATAGTCAAGTGAATCACCATATTGTATAACTAAACGTGGTTCGGGATATTCTTCATAACCTGAAATGTCTTCATAAGCTAATGCTGCAATGTTATCTTTAATGTCCATAAAAGATACACAACAATTATCTTGACCTAATGTAAGTTTAATGTCAGTGCGTAATTCTTTTACATAGTCATAATCATCTTGTGAAGGCCTTGTATCGGCTTCATTGCACACAGGAACTTCATTCCAATTTTCAACCCAAACAGAGTCAGGATCTTCACTAATCAGAAACTCATATACATAATTTCCATCGTTATCTTGCCCAATCTTTTGGACATAGATAACAGATAAATTTGAAGTGTCGATTTTCTCTTCCATATTATTTTTCATTTTCCTTTTTAATTGTTTCATTAAGGATTCTTTGTTTTTCCATTACTGTTTGATACATGTGTTCAGAAACAGAATCGGTAAACAATTGGTAAATGCATTCTACATCATCTGTGGACGTTAAACGATAGATTCTATCCTCTGCTTGTGCGTTGTCAGCATATACCCAACTATAACTATTAAAGATTAGAGTATGTGCAGCAGTAAGGCTTAAACCAACGGATGCAGCGACAATATTACCGACAAACACCTTAACTTTTGGATTATTTTGAAATGTGTCAAATGCGTGGTCTTTTGCCTTTGAAGTCATTTTGCCATCATATGTAACACACTTTGCACCGTAATATTCTTTGAATTTCTTTAATTCATCAGTAAAGGTACACATAACAACAACTTTTTCACCATCCTCAATTTTTTCATCTACAAGTTTAATTGTATTTTCAACCATTTGATTGGCCAAAAATTGTCGTACAAGCATTCCTTCAACTAATTGTCTATAATCCTCATTGGTTTCATCACCAATTTCAGATTGTGCACTAATGTATTCATCCCATAGTCGGTTATATTCTTCCATCTGCTTAGGTGATAAATCATAATATCGTGTAGAAACGGTCTTATTTACCATATCAGCCATATCTTTTAGTTCTCTACGGATATATAGGTGTTTTACCTTCTCTTTTAACTCATCTAAGTTGGTGGCTTCTGTTGGTAATAGAAGTTCTTTACCCCTAAATGTTCTTTTCTTAGCACCACAATAACGTCTCATATAGTACATGTAGTCTTTTGTTATATTCGCATCTAATAACTTTAGAACATTATAGAATCTAACAGTGTCTTTAGTAATAGGAGTACCTGTTAATAGAAATACATTATGTATTCTTGACTTTTTCAAGAAGTCCTCAATTACTTGGTATCGTTTAGCCTTTGGATTTGATAGTTTGTGTGCCTCATCAATGATTACACAATCAAACTCTTCTAAGAATAATGGGCTGTTCTTTAATGCATTCTTAATGTCTTCTTTTTTACGGCTTTTTTTCATTTTATATTCAAGTTGGCCGTTAGATTTATTACGTATAGTAATTGGGACTTTAACTCTTGTTCGAGAACCATCGTTATTAACGAGTTCTTTCCATTCATAAGCAACCTCTTCAGCAACTTCATAGAATCTTTGGACAATATCATAATTTACGATTGTAAATTTATAATTTGATTGCCAATCAGAACCATTAATAACTTGAATGTTATTTTTTGGTTCAAAGATTTCAATTTCCTTTCTCCAAGTTGTTTTCAACGAAGCAGTCGTAATAACTAAAATCTTTTTGAAGCCACCCAAAATGGAAGCACTAATTGAAGTTGTTGTGTTGTGCGTCACAATGTAGTTATTTGTCAAATAACTTTCATCGGGTGAATCAACTTTAATACACATTGCATCAGCCTTTTTAATCAGTTTTACCGACTTTATTGATTTAATCAAATCTTCTTCATATGATTTATCATTTTTATATTTTTCAATTTTACTTTGTTCCTTAAATGGGCAAAAATTTATTTGTATGTAAACATGATATACAATATTTTCACCAATGGATGATTCATTTACAGTGGCTAAACCACCAAGGGATTGTACTAACATACAAACGTCTTCTGCAAATTTCTTAGAAAATGTTGGGTAGCAAGGTTTATTGTTTTCTTTTGCAATATAACCATTAGAGTCCATTAAACCTGTTAATAATTCTTTTCTATTTTCAATAGAATCAATCAAATATTCATTAGAAATTAAAAAACTTAATTCTTTTCTACCACGGTTTACATTAGAAATTTCCTTTCCTTTTGAATATGGGTCAGTGAAAACATGTTTTTGCTCTTTATATTCTACAGGCTTGGTTATTGGTATTCTGAATTTATAGCCATCAGTCTTACCATCTATTCCAATCCCTTGTGAAATAATCTCCTCTAACGACATTACTTTCCACTCATCACTTCCTTTTGTTTGTACAATCCATAAATGCTCTAAACCACAATTAGTTTTAGTCCCATCACTGAATTCAACTTCGTAGATGTCTTTTTGTTTGTGTGGGAAAACCTGCAAAACATTATGTTCTTTTCCATCACTTCCAAAAATTTTATCACCAACTTTCAAATCCCCAAAACGTACAAAACCATTTGGTGTGGGAGTGGGAGTGTCTAATTCTTGAAGTTTTCCAAGACCCATACTATCAGCTAAGATGCATTTTTTGTTGGCCAATAGAAATTTAACCCCCTCTTTTTGGTGTTCTTTAAGAGGTCTTTTATTATCAACACTTGTGAAGTCTACTTCATATGTTTTCCAATCAACATCTTCCAACTCGTTCAATATAGAATTTTTGCTTATATACATCAATTGAGATGGGATGCTTTGGCGATATTGAACATAGCAATGAAGGCTATTACCCATTTCACCAATAACGGTTGAAATTCTAATTTTTTGTGGTGTAAAATCCAATTGATATTTATCTTGTAATTTCAAACCTAATTCACCTGTTATCTTCACTGTTTTATCAACGATATATGGTTCAAAATCATAGTTTGTTAAAATATATTCAACATCAAAATCAGTTAGAATGCATTGACCGACAGAATAGAGTTTTTGAAGGTAGATAATTCTGTTATTTCTACCTTTATACTCCTTCAAAATGTCGTATGCTTTATCTATATTATTTTTATTACTCATTGATATTTATAAAATATATTAAATTATTACTAGTATCTAGTAATATCTAGATCTAGTAATATTATTATTTATATATATTATACTACTCAAATTGATAAAAAACAAATATTCATTTCAAAATGAACAATAATGGAAATATAACACCAATAAATCGGAATAATTTATTTTATTCCGAAGAAGATTTTGGTTTTGAAACAGATTTGATTGAAGGTTATCTTGAAGAAGATATAAATCAGACTGTTGTTGTGTATGAGGTTGATCGAAAACGAACAAATATCAATGATGCTTACAAAGAGGCGAAAAAAGATACAATACGTTTCAAGCCTCCAAAGGAAGTTCCATGTATGTTTGAAATTGAGGATGCTCAGCTAAATGCATTTGATTCACAGTCTAATACAGGTACTTATCAAGTTAGTGGTAACTTGAAATTATACATAATGCCAAAGACATTAGAAAAGTTCAAATGTGATATTAAACGAGGCGATTACGTTGCAATCCAAATTGATACAAATAAGATGTCGTATTTCACTGTCACTGATGATGGTAAGGTGAATAATAGCAACAAAAATATAATTGGTGCATATAAGGTGGGATGGAGAGTTATTAGTGCTTCACCTGCACAAGAATTTAACGGAAAATAATAAAATGAGAAGCACACAACCAAAAAAGAATTTAACCTTTGTAAATCTTAAGAAAAAAGAAACAAATGGGAATCTGATAAGAAAAAGTTATGCACAAGATATTGTGCATAAAGCACCTATATATCCAAAACCATTAGAATATGTTGATATTGATAATGCATTTAAGGAGTTTGTTGAGAAGGATTTAGGGCTGACGATTAATGGGAAGGATGTGCCAACATTTACGTTGTTTAGTAATCAAAGATTTTCAGAATATAGTCAAACTTGGGAACATTCTGATGAAGATGGAAACTTAATACTTAATTTTAAGACAATAAATAGAACTACAAATCCACAAGGTGGTGAAAACCAAGGTAGCCTTTGGAATATTCCCGGTGAAAGATTCTATACAATTTTACAACGTTCTGTTTTAGAAGATAATGGTACTGAATCAATTGAAGTATATTCAATGAAACAACCATACGCAGTAACGTTAGAATATCGTATAAGTTTTATTACAGATTTATTTGAAAATCTAACAACCTTTAATGAATTAGCTAATGACTTATTTAAGTCAAGACAGTTTTATATCAGACCAAATAATCACTATATACCATTGATTTTAGAAAGTGTAGATGATGAGAGTAAATACAGTGTAAGTGATTATCGATTTTATGTTCAAACATTAAAGATTAAGGCCTTAGCTTATATAATTCATGAAGAAGACATTAAGGTTGAGAAATTCCCAAAGAGACTTAACGTTGGCTTTGTCGGTGAAAAGAAAAAACCAAAGGTGGATATTGATATAGAAGATGATTTAGAAAACCAAAAAATAAAACTATCCTTAAACTTTAAAGAGTGGAATGATAAAGCCGAATTTGTGATTGATACTGATATGTACATTCAAGATGTTGTTAGAGATAATGTTAGGGCAATGCGCATTTTTGTTAATGATACTCCAACATATTGGGATAAAGGGTTTAGAGTGAATAATGGTGACAGAATTAGAATTAGAATATCACAGTTTGATGTAAAAGATAAAGCGAGTGTAATATTTAACGGAATAAACCCAAGTTATACTTTTAATCCAAATTATGTGCCTGAGGATGTATCCGAAGAACCAACAAAGTATCAAGACATTGAAATAGAATGAATTTAATGTTATTTTTAAATAAAAAATAATATGAATATTTCTATATTTGAAGTGTTTGAATTGAATAGAGTTTTACATAAATTGCTTGAACAGCAATCTTCATATAATATTCAAATAGCTTTTAAAATTCATACTTTAATAAAGTGGTTAGATGAAACAGAAAAGTTTATTTTTGAACGTCTTAAAGCAGTGTTTGGTGAAGTAGAAATAGACATGAATAATCCGTTATATGCAGCGTTTTTATCTTCTCAAATACCGTTTGTTGATACGTCTTTAACAGTCGCTGATTTATTAGAAACAAATGATGATGTAATGGTAGATGTTAAAGATGTTGATATACTTGAAAAAATGTTGTATAAAACAGATAGTTAAGGTATTCTCTGTTTTTTTGTGATATTTATATTAAGAAAATAATATAAAATAATATTTGACATAAAATGGCAGATAAAAAAACTTTAAAGAGAGTTCACTCAACGCCTGGTGTTTATTTCTCTGAAATGGAATTGACATATGCACAAAAGTCGTTAGGTATTACTCGTTTGGGTGTTGCAGGTGAGACACAAAAAGGTCCTGCATTTCAACCAATTGAGGTTAGCGATTGGGCACAATTCCAAACATTCTTCGGAGGTACGAATACAGAGAAGTTCCGTGGTAGTCAATATCCAAAGTATGAACTCCCTTATATTGCAAAAGAATATCTTTCGCAATCACAGCAGTTACAAGTTTGTCGTGTATTAGGCCTTTCAGGTGTTAATGCAGGTGCTGCTTGGTGCATTACGGCATATGATGATAAGGCAACTAAACAAGATACACAATATACAAAGGATAGACCTCTTGTTATTGCCGTAATTCGTTCGCGTGGTGAACATGTTAAGGCTGCTTTTAAGAGAAAGGCTGATCCTGATGCAGGTATTTGTAATGATGTTTATGATTATGATGGTATCAACTATTACGCAAGAAACGTAAAGATTCGTCCAAGTGACTCACTTGATTACCTTGATGATTGTAATCCTTCTTTCAATAAGAAAAAGGGTGTGTTGACAATTAATCCTAATAACTATGGTATCTTTACTTTGGAAGTAGAAACAAGCCGTAAGGATTCCAAAGGTGATTATGAAACTGTATTCTATTCTGTTTCATTAAACCCTGGTGATAAGAACTATATCATTAATGTATTAGGTCAAGATCCTGAGGTAGGTGAAAGCGAAATTTATGTTGAAGAACTATACGACATCGCATTAGAACAGTTGATTAAACGAGGTGAAATTAATGCTCTTGCAGAAATTAAAGAGGAAAAGGGTAAATATGTATCAACTGACCTTGTTAGCTATCCTGAAATTAAAGTAATTCCTAATCATAAAGCTGTTGATGCTATTCTTACTCTTAATAATACTACGTTAACTCGTAGACATGTTGGTAAGCGTTTCTTATTTAGTAATAGTGAATCTGTAAATCCGCTTGATAACAAACCGTTGAAGGTACATAAATCTTCAGATAAGGGTTCGACTTGGGTTGAAGCTGATGGTGAAGTGGGTCACATTTATACTGTTGTTGCTCATACGAGACCTGATGGTAAACGTGAATATTTGTATGGTGAGTATGTAAAAAATGAAAACGACATTGAAGAAACAAAATATGTGCCTGAGTTCTTAAGTTCAGAACACAAACTTGATGTTGATGATGTACATGTATTTAAGGATGCTGTGGAGGTAATTGAGGATAGATTATATTATGTCTATCGTAAGTCTGAGAAATTAGGTATTGATGACGTAGTTCCGATTACTCTTGATATGAACAATTATAAAGAACAGTATCGTTATGCTTCAACTCCTTGGATTGTATCTGAAATGAAGGGTTCTGCGACTGAGGTTGAACTTACAAAGTTGTTCCGTTTCCATACAATTTCTGATGGTAATACAGCAAATACTGAGGTTAAGGTGTCTATTGAGAATATTGACCCTGCACATGGAACTTTTGATGTGTTGGTTCGTGATTACAATGACTCTGATAGTGCAATTTCAACCTTAGAAAAATATAAGGGTTGTGACCTTATTCCTGGTTCTCCTAACTATATTGCATATAGAATTGGTTCTACTGATGAAAATTATGCAACTAAGTCTAAGTACATTACTGTTGAGGTTAATGAGACTGACAAAACAAAGATTTCTGTACCCGCAGGGTTCTTAGGTTATCCTGTACGTCATTTCAATGGCTATGCAATTACAGGAAAAAATCTTGGTGAAGACTTTGTTGAAACACAAGTAAATGTACATAAACCATATCTTGAATACAATACAAATATTGATAGTAACTTGCGTTTAAATAAACAATATTTTGGTTTATCTGATATTGTTGGTATTGACCCTGATATTTTCAAGTATAAAGGTGTAGAGGCTTATAATGATATTCCTGATTCATTAACTCCTGGCTTCCACTTAGATGCTCGTATTTTTGAAGGTATTCCTGATGAAGAAAATCGTGTTAAACCACCGTATAAAACGGGTTCTGCCGAACCTCAGAAGGTTACAGTTGATGGTATTTCAGGCTATCAGTGGGTAACGGTTGCCGCAGGTAATACTCTTGATTTATTTGGTATTGAACCACGTTTTGGAGAAGAAGAAACAATGTTGAATACTATCTATGAAGACAAACGTAATCGTAAATTCACACTATGCTTCTATGGTGGATGGGATGGTTGGGATTACTATCGTACAACAAGAAGTAATACAGATGATTTCGTTTATCGTAGATATCGTGGCAAACTTGATTCTGTTAGTGGTGAGGGTGTAAGTTTCAATGTAATCCGTGACCCAGAGGCTTATGGTTTTGAGAAAAATTCTAAGAACTTGACTTCTGACTATTATGCATACCTTTCTGCTATTCGTATGTTTGCAAATCCTAAGACTATTGATATTAACCACTTGGCAACCCCTGGTATTGACTATGTAAATAATAGACTTCTTGTTGGCGAAGTAATTGAAATGGTTGAAGAGGAACGTGGAGATTCTATCTACGTTGTTACGACGCCTGATAAACCCGCAGGTGCAGGTGATAGTGTTATTGAGATGTTTACTCCATCTGATGCTGTCGATAATCTTGATGATACTGATATTGATAGTAGCTATGTATGTTCTTCCTATCCATGGAATAAGTACTTTGATGCTTCTAATAGTCAATATATCTATTTGCCACCTACAAAGGATATGGTTAGAAACTTCGCTTACACAGATAATGTTAAGTTCCCTTGGTATGCTGCTGTAGGTTGGAATCGTGGTACTGTCAATGCAATTGCTCCTAAGAAGGCACTTAAATTGGGTGAACAAGATGAACTCTATACAGGCCGTTTGAACTTTACAAACACATTTGCACAAGATGGCTTACGCTTATGGGGTGATAAGAACTTCCAAAGACATGAAAGTCCTATGAATAGAATTTCACACCGTCGTGCTTTGAATCGTATTAAATCACTTCTTAGTAAGGCTTGTGTTGGTTTGATTTTCGACCCTAATGACCAATCAATGGGAAAATCTCTTGAATCAGCTATTAAACCTGTACTTGACAATGTCAAAGATAATAAAGGTTTGATTGATTACAAGATTGTAATTGATGATTCAGTAGAAACTCGTGAACGTCTTGAGTTGAATGCTCAATTGTTCTTGAAGTTGATGCCAAACTTGGAGTATATCAACATTACGTTGGCTGTTCTTCCAAGTGGAATGCAAATTTCAGATGTTTAATAAAAATAACAATATTTAAAAAAGGGAGTCTTAAAGGCTCTCTTTTTTTATTTGTGTAATATTTATTGTTATATAATTTAGATTAATAATATGAGTAAGAAAAATAATCCAATTAAAGAACTTACTGCAATGTTGGCTGAAAATAAAATTAAGCAAAAGAAAAAACCATTGTTAGAGGGGTATTTATCTGAGGAAGATTTCGACGAACCAATGATTTCACAAGGAGAAGAAGATTATGGCATGGATAGTGGAGAAGGAGATGCTATGGCAATGGAAAAGGGTATTCTTCCAATTAAGAATGAAATTGACAATATCCGCCAAATTGCACTTAAGACAATTGCTCGTTTAGCAGAAGACCCAACATCAGAATCTTATCAGATGATGAAAAAGATTTGGATGATGTGTGATAAAGCTATTGAATCAGCACTTCAAACAGATGATAATAACAATACAAGATAATATTTTACGTAAAATAAAAATTAATATACAATAAACATGTCAGACTTACTTATTAAGGCTCCTATTGAATATGAGCCACTTAGAAAAAACAGATTCTTATTGCGTTTCCCTTCTGACTTGGGAATACAAGAGTGGTGGGTTTCTAACGCAGCAAGACCAACAATTACGATGGGCGAAACTGAGATTCAGTTCCTTAATACCTCCACTTGGGTCGTTGGTCGTTACATTTGGGAACAAATTAGTGTTACACTCCGAGACCCAATCGGGCCTTCTGCTTCTCAGGCAGTAATGGAATGGGTTCGCCTTGCCTCTGAGTCTGTAACAGGCCGTCAAGGTTATGCTGTTGCATATAAGAGAGACCTTGTTCTTGAGATGCTTGACCCAACAGGTACTGCTGTTTCACAGTGGATCATCAAGAACGCTATGCCAGTAACTGTAAACTTCGGAGATTTGGCCTATGACGATGATGGTTTATCAACAATTGAAATCACAATTCGTCCGGATTATTGTATCCTAAGTTTCTGATTTTCAATTAGTTACAAAAAATTAATAGCACTAACATTAATTTGTTGGTGCTTTTTATTTGTTATTTTTGTGATTTTGGAGTATAATTATTATAGACAATGCGTTGGACACAACCCATTATTAGATAATAAGTAGTGCATTATTAATAATCCAAACACATATTATGATGAATATAATTAATAGATTTAAAGAGGTTCATGGTGACAAGTATGACTACCGAAATGTTATTTACACGAAAATGATTAATAAAGTAGAAATCATATGTCATGAACACGGAAGTTTTTATCAAACCCCACATTCCCATCTTAAAGGTCAAGGATGCCCTGAATGTGCAAAAGTTAATAGAGCAAAAAAAAGAACAAATACAAGTGATAATTTTATCAAGAAATCAAAAGAGATACATGGAGAAAAATACGATTATTCCAAGGTAGAGTATCTAAATAATCGTACAAAAGTTTGTATCATTTGTCCTGAGCATGGTGAATTTTGGCAAAGACCTAATGAACATTTAAATGGCAGGGGGTGTCATGAATGCGCAAAAGAGAGGAATCGTAAAAAAATGGCTATGCCTAAGGATGTATTTATTGAAAGATGTAAAGAAATTTATGGTGATAAGTATGATTATTCTAAGGTGGAATATGTGAATAATCACACAAAGGTTTGTATCATTTGCCCTGAACATGGTGAGTTTTGGCAAATACCATCTTCACATTTACGAGGAAAAGGCTGTCCAAAATGTGGGGCAATAATGAGCAGTTTAAAAAAGAATGAAAGGGCAAATAAAGAGTTTAATGATAAGGCAAGAAAAGTTCATGGTGATAAATATGATTATTCTCATAGTGAATATATTGATTGTTTTACACCAATAAAGATAAAATGCCCAATTCATGGTTTTTTTAGTCAAGCTCCTACTTATCATCTTAGTGGTTTTGGGTGTCCAAAATGTGGAATTGAAACTGTAAAGAGCAAACTTAGTTTAAATGACGATGATTTTATTGCAAAATGTAAAGAGGTACATGGAGAAAAATACAACTATTCTAAAACAGAATATGTAAATAATCGTACAAAAATTTGTATCATTTGTCCTGAACATGGAGAATTTTGGCAAATGTCAGGTAATCACATGTCAGGACACGGTTGCCCTAAATGTTCTAAAACTCATTCCAAAGTAGAAGATGAGATTGGTGATATTATTAAACCGTTGGAGTGTGAACAAAATAATCGTTCAATACTTAATGGAAAAGAAATTGACATTTATATTCCGTCATTAAAACTTGGTATTGAATATAATGGCCTTAGATGGCACTCAGAAGAATTTGGTAAGGATAGGAATTATCATATTAATAAACTGAATGAATGTAATGAGAAGGGTATTAAACTGATTCAAATATTCGAAGATGAGTGGATTAATAGAAAGGATATTGTTGTTAGTAAAATAAGGCATATTGCCAATATTGATACCAATAAAAAGAAAATCTTTGCTCGTAAGTGTAATGTAAAAGAAGTTAATAAAGAAGAAGCAAAGGACTTTCTAAATAAAAACCATATCCAAGGATATGTGGGTGCAAGTGTATATTTAGGTTTGTTTTATGAAAATGAACTAATTGGATTAATGGGATTTAAGAAGGAAAAGGATGGTTATTGGGACTTGAATCGCTTTGCTACGGATAATAACTATAATTGCGTTGGTGCAGGTGGAAAACTCTTTAAACATTTCATAAAGAATTATGATTTCAAGGAAATTAAATCATTTGCGGATAGAAGGTGGACAACAAATCCAACAGACAACCTATACACCAAACTTGGATTTGAGTGCGTAGGATTTTTAAGTCCTGATTATAGATATTTCATTGATGGTGATATTGAAAGGCATCATAAATTTGGATTCCGTAAGCAAATTCTCCATAAGAAATATGGATTACCACTTACAATGACTGAGAATGAAATGGCCAAGAAATTGGGGTTCTATAAAATTTGGGATTGCGGCCTGATAAAGTATGTATATAAGAATGAAGCTAAGATTGATTAAATTCAGTCTTGGCTTTTTTGTATAATTCATTAATAAATCTAATTATAATATAGATGAGAATAATGAACACATAAATGAAACAACCTAAGAGAAAGATAACCCCTAAGAAAAAGAAGGCTAAAAAATCAATTAAAGTAATTAAAAAGACTAATAGTGAGGTAAAGAAAGAGAAGCCTAAATATGGTACATCCAAGTTAGAAAAGGATTTTGCACATCTGTTTTTGGACAAGTATGGGATAAAGTATATTTATGAATACGAGGCGAAAGATATAAAGCGTTTCTATGATTTTGCTATTATAACCACAAAGGCTAAGTATATAACAGAAGATAAAGAGGGTCTTGATAGTGTTGTGCAGGGGATACAACATACCCCAATAGATTTTTTAATTGAGATTGACGGAACATTTTTTCACTCAGACCCTCGTTTTACAGATGAAAGCAAATTAACGGTTACTCAAAAGCACAACAAAAAAGTTGATGAGATAAAAAATAAATGGGCTGAGTTACACGGAATACCGTTATTGAGATTTTGGGAATATGATATTAGAAATAACCCTAAGAAAGTTCTTGAAGAGTTAAGAAAATATGTTTTTATTCCTAAAATTGTTGAAACAAAGAAGAAAAAGGTTATGAAATTGAAATAAATTTAATTTTTAATTATTTTTATAACATATAAAATATATTAAGTAATGAATGTTCAGATTTTTATACCTTATGCCAATGGAGATTGTAGCAACGGGTTCAAATATGATAAACCAATTACAAGGCAAGAGTTTGTAAAGCAGCAAACAACTGAGTGGAAGGAAAGACGAGTTGGTGTACATGAGATGGTCACAAACCCTGAAACTGAGAAGTTAGGTTATAATATTGCAATAAACCCTTGGCAGAAGAGACATTTTAATTATACACAACAGACATATTCTTTTCATCAATGTGGAGCGTTACTATATGATATGAATGAACAAGAATTGACACTTCAATCGTTAGATGAAATTTATAGAAAGAATACGAAGGAAAATGAGCCATTTATGCTTTATGTGTATTTGAATCCTAAACAGATGAAAGCGAATACAGACTTGGTTACGGATTTCAATCAGTGGGCACACGAATCAATGAAATTATGGGGATTAATGGATGACCCTGATTACGAAGATGTGTTTGATGAGGAGGAAGTTCTTAAACATTTACCACAAAAAGATTTCAAAATTAAGATTAAAGAAGATAATTCTACGGCTGTTTTGAAGAAATGTCGTTTTATTCAACCTATGGATGAACCTTATTCTTTTGTGTTACTTGTTGATCAAATTAAGTTTGTTAAAGAATAAATAAATAAATAAAAATAAAGATAATGAAAGAAGACATGGTTGACCCAAGAATTGAGACTGAAAAACTTAATAAAAGTTTGATGTTTTCTAATCGAAGTTTTATGGTGGAAATAATTGATAATAGTGGATTAGTCACACTTCACCCACATATGATTAATAATTTTTCGATTGATGATGAGAACATTTTTATTACAGTCTATGATATGTTAAATAATAATAATATTATTGAAGAAACATTAGATGAATGGTCTAAAGGATTTTGGATTTTTAAGAAGCAGCTTAATGTTATATTGTATCGTTTAGATTCCGTTAATAATGAAGTGTATAAGGTTGTTTACAGTGGCTGTAAATTGAAAAAATATCATGGAAAGAATTTTACTTATAAGTCAAATGATATTCATCAATGGTATTTGGAAATTAGTTTTAAGAAAAAGAAAATTATAAAGAATAAAACTTATTTTAGTGAAAATCAAGTTAAGAATAATGATGAGGAAAAGCGATTTGTAAATGACCAATTAATTAAAAATTATGAATTAAAAGTCCTTAAAAATTCAAATAAGATGTTAGATGATGCGGTTAAAACTGTTAATATAACTAATAAGATAAATAAACGTGATAAGAAGAAGGTTATTGAACAGATAGATAACGCTAAAACTGAAAATAATGACCTTGCAAATAAATACTATGGAAAGTCATTAAAGGATTTTGATCTTAGTAAGATAGAAAATATGATTGAGAAACAGATTGCTGATTTAGAAGGTGAAATTAATAAATAAAAACATATAGATAAATGGCAACAATTGATAGAAATAAAAAGCTTGCAGAAATTAAGTCTTCAATAGAATTGTTGGAAGAGAGTAAACAAAAGGTTTATGACAACAAGAAATTGGATGAGAAAACAAAGGAGGACAGAGCTGCACAAATTGATGAAGCAATTAAGGAGAATTATGAAAAGGCTCGTTTACAATATCAAGCGACTAAAAGAGAGGTTGATAGTATGGTTTATAACGAGGTCAGCGAAGAGTATAAGGCTAAGTACGAAGAAAGACTAAAGGCCAAGGGTCTTACAGATGAACAATTGCATCAAAAGGAACAAGCGGTGGCAATTGTAGCGACAGCGGAAGGTGCTCCAATCCGTAAGAGACATCGTAAGACAAAGAGAACTGAGCAGAGAGAGGATGAAAATGGATTTGACCCAACAGACATTAAGAGAGTTGATAATGAGGAGGAGTTAATGAAGAAGTCTCTTGCAAAAGATAAGAAAGATTTAGAAAGACGTAGACATCGTTCTACTGATACAATGTCTGACAAGCCAAAGAACCCAACAACTGAAGAGGCAATCGGAACTGTTATTGAGACTAAAAAGATTAAACCAAGAGAAGAGGCTACAACATCTGTAACTATAACAGGAGAGGCATCTAAGGTGGGTAGAGATAATCAAAGAGTCATGGTAAAGAATGGCGAAGAAAATAATGATTATTCTTTTGACCCATCAACGATTCCAAGCAATATTCAATATGATATTCTCCCATTGCCTTCAAACGGTGAATGTTACGCTCATAAAAAGAATCGTATTCCCGTAGCATATTTAACGGCGGCTGATGAGAATATTATTGCGTCTCCAAATATGTATCGTGATGGCAAACTTATTGATACAATTCTTGAACGTAAGATTTTGGATAAAGATATTAAAGTTGATGAACTATGTAAGGGTGATCGTGATGCAATTGTGCTTTGGCTTCGTGCAACGGGTTATGGAACTGATTTCCCCATTGTCGCAAGACACCCTGAGACAGAAAAGCAATATCCAATCAATGTAAAGTTGGATACATTTAAGTATTATCCATTTAATCTTAAGGGTGATGAAAATGGTTATTTTGACTATGTTACTGAAAGTGGTGATGTAATCAAATTTAAGTATTTGAACATTAAGGAAGAAACTGAAGTTCGTGATGAGATTGTTTCAAGAACAACTGATTATGAGAAATTTATGGCAATTAAATATGTTAAGAATCTTCAAGATAGTATTAATCGAATGACGATTAATGATACTGATAGAAGTGAATTAGGCGATTGCCTTGCTGATATTAATGATATTCTTAATGTAGGTGATTTGGAATTTAATTCAGATAATCTATATACATTTAGTATTACAAATCAAATGGTTAAATATACTGAATCAGTTAATGGAAATAGTGATAAGGAATTTATCAAAAACTATATTGAGAATATGAGGGCAAAAGATGCATTTGCTTACAGAACATTTGTAAATGATAATACTCCCGGTGTTAACATGAAAATAACTGTTAATGTACCACAAAGTGACGGGGGGGGCACTTTTGATACCTTTCTTGGAATCGACGATTATGTTTTCGGTAATATATGATAATTACGAAAAAAATCTTAAACAAGAATTATGGATGTGTCATAAAAATATGGATTTAACTATGGATGAAATTTATGAAATGACCATTAGAGATAGAAAGTTCTATATTCAAACACATAATAAGGCTGTCGAAAGAGAGGTTGAACAAATGAAGGCAAGTACTCGTAAGAAATAAGAATGGTGGGTTAGTGACTTTTTCACTTGCCCATTATTTATTTTTATAAAGAAAAAGTTAATAAAAATGGCAATAGTAACTACGAAGGCAAATGCAATCACAGGCTCTGCAACGAATACTTTAGGCACTTTAGGTAGAAGTGTATTTAATAGTACTGTTGGAACATTTGCTGATCAAAAGACAATGGATGAGTTGTACAAAGTGGCTGATAAGCTAAATGCATCTATTGAAACTGTAGACAAGAAAATTGACTATGAGGCATTAAACGGTAGAAATAAGGCTGATAGTTTGTATTCAGTATTGGTTGGGATGGATATAAAGAGTTCAAGCGACTTTATGAACAAGAATAGAGAGTTCATGAAGAGATTGATGCGCCTTAACAAACAAGAGAAAGACATAACATTAAATGCTTTGGGTGTTGATGTTACGGGGGATAGCAATACTGTTACTAATGAACATGTTAGACACTATAAGCATGTTGGTGATAATGATTATTATGAGGGCTATGCAAAGACAATAAGACAAAATCAGCTTATTGGAGATGAAACAACATCAATGCAACTTGAATCTTCTAATCATTTCAATTATTCAGGTTTACATAATGATTTGTATTCAGTAACACAAAATTTATACCCTGATGATGAGAATAGTGGTACTTTCGCTAATAAGTGGATAGTTGAGAATCGCAATAGTTTGTTGTATAAAACAAAAAAACTATTTAACTCAAAGAAAGTTAAAACTATAATTTCAAGATTCCATACTGATCCTAACACAATTCCATCACCCCTTGATAATGCAAAGTCTAAGTATGGCCTTTCACATGGTAGAAATCTTTTGACAAAAGAGGCTGAAAAAGGGTATAATAGTAGTTATCGTAGTGGTTACGATGACCCTTATTGTCGTGTTTGGACACATCATCATCAATATGATAGATATTATAAAACAATTAGACCATTTTCTACTGTTGATAGTCAAGGTAATTATGAGGGTAGACTTTCCGTAGAAGATTTTCATCAATGGAGTCAATTTTCTGATGATAAAGATAGTACCACAAGAAATCAATGGGGGTGGAAGAAAGAATCCAATACTGGTTGGCAAAATACTGTTCTTCAAGATAATGGTATGGTGAATATAACTCCAAAATACAAAAGTGGCGGAGCAACTAATATTCATACTAAACAATGTATGTTTTCAATTGAGAATCTTGCTTGGAGAGGGTATGACCCATATAGCTTTGAACAAGCATTGTCTTGGGAGCAACGTGGCCCATTAGGTGGTCGTATTATGTGGTTTCCTCCTTATGGTATTAAATTTAATGAAACTACTACAACGCAATGGAATACTAATACATTTTTAGGGCGAGGTGAGGATGTTTATACATATACTAATACAACAAGAACAGGTACACTATCATTTATGTTGGTTGTTGACCACCCTTCTATTCTTGATTATGTGTCATGGAGCAATGAAAATCGTCATCAAGTAAGTGATACAGACATTTTAAGATTCCTTGCAGGATGTGGAGAGGGTGATGGAGCAGGCGGATTAAGAAGCCTTGCAAAACCAACACCATTGACTGATGAATATACACAAGGACATGATCACGTTAAACAACCAGAAACAAAAACAACGCCTGAAGAGGAGAAACCGGTTGAAAAACAAATTTGTTTTTATGTTTTTTACCCAAACAACTATAGTGGTACTTATGACAATAAATGGTCTGAAGGCTCATTTGATGGAAGACGTTTTGATGCCACGTCTAAAGTAGAGGCAATTCCATATTTGATTACAGGTAAAGGTGCACAAAAATCTAATGGTGCAATTGGAGAGGCGTTTGGGTATGACATAGAGTTGAATGAAGATACTACTGATGCAACTCATATGGGAAATGGATATGAAATGGGAAGGGGTGGCTTAGGAAAAGAAGCAACTAATTACATATCAGGTACAAGTCGTTTTCAGAACCAGATGGGAAAGGAAGGTAGACGTTATTGGACAGGCTTGGGAAAGAAAGGACAACCAAGAAGCCAAAAATACACAACAGGATTAAAAAAACCTAAAAATTGTAAGAAATGGTATTATAGAATTGATGGTAGATACGTTTTGCCAAAAAGCACTGATGAAGAAAAGTATAATTATTATAATCAAACGTTATTAACCGAAGATTCATACGTCGATGGCACAGATTTTGGATTAAATCATGACATTAATGTTGTATATGAAAATTTTAAAGACCAACTTGAAGAGGATGAGGAGAATAAAGGCTTTTTTAAATTAAAGGGTGAAAGCGAAAGTTCTGTTTTTACTCTTGCGGAAATTGCGTATGTACTTTACGGTGGTTTTGGTGGAAAGGATGGTAAATCTAAGGTGATGGCAGAAAGATGTAACATAGATGGAAATAATAATTCACGCATTGATAAATTAAAGGAGTTATTGGAAATTGGTTTAAATAACGGTAATGGTTCAGTTAATGGTGAAGGATATGCAAGTGCCCATGGTTATGTCGAAACAAATAAGATGTTGGGGGCAAATCGAGCAAGAACTGCTGTGTTTTGGGTTAAACACTTACTGAATGACTATTACGGTATTGGTATAAATGGTGGTGCTAAGGCCATAGAAGATGGTATTGGTGATAAAGACGTAGACGATAAATCAGTTAAAGGTCAACAATGGATTAAGGCTGCAGGTAATGGTGAGGATAAAATTCATGCGAAAAAATGGAGATATGCAAAGGTTATAATAAAATTTTCTAATGCTGCTACGACAACTGTTGCCAAGGCAAATAATACAGGTGTTACACCGACAGAAATCCCAGTAAAAACTAAGAAAATTACATTTACTTATAGTGGTAAAATTAATTTATCAAATGATATTAAAGGTGAAGTAAAATTAACAATAAATGAAAATGAAGATGGTAGCGTTAATACGAGTGTTATTGTTAATGAAAATGTTATTATTGATGGTGCAACGGTTGGGACTCCACAATCATTTAATGGTTCAAAAACATGGCCTAAAGATGGTTATAAAGAACCATCAAATGTAGAAGAGGTTTTTTTATCACACAATATTCATTCTTCTGATAAAGTTGAAATTAAGTCTCAAAATAAAATAGTTGATGAAGATAAAACCAACACAGAAGATGATAAGAAAAATCTTGCAAATAATAAGGGTGGAAAAACAGCTATTGGCTTTAACCCAACTAATGAAAAATATACTGATAAGGATGGAAAAGAATATCCTATATTTATTGATAATGATAAGAAGAAATGGTATCTGAAAGATGGTGAATATATATCAATTTCATATTCGAATGAAGAAGATAAAACGCCTGTTGCAAGATATGGTAATGGTCACACAGATGAAAATCGTTTAAGATATGACCAAGAATATCATTTCTTTAAGGTTTTAGAGCAAACAGATCCTGTTGTGTATAGTAGTTTGATGGATAAACTACAATATTTTGACCCTGCTTTCCATTCAATGACGCCTGAAGGGTTTAATGGGCGTTTAACTTTCTTACAACAATGTATGCGACAAGGTAATACTGTAAGTGCGTCGGATGGTAAATTTTCTAAAAACGCAAATAATCTTGCTTTCGGTCGTGCCCCATATTGTGTGTTAAGATTAGGTGATTTCTATAATCAAATGATTGTAATAGATAGTTTAGATATTGACTATGATCCATTAGTTTGGGATTTAAATGTTGAAGGTGCAGGCGTACAACCATTGATTGCGAATGTGAGAATTGGGTTTAAATTTGTTGGTGGTAGTGATATGACAGGTCCTGTTAGAAGATTACAGAATGCAATGTCGTTTAACTATTATGCAAATGCTCGTCTTTATGATAACCGTGCGGATAGAATTGAAAGAAATTGGTCAGATAAGACAAATGGTGCAATACAGCATGATGAAATTCTTGACAAAGAAAATAAAAGTGATGATTTTAAGAAAACTTACCAAAATGGTAAAACTGTTTCACAGTTCTATACTACAAAGATGTATTAATAATGATAAATAATCTTTATAAGAATGGCAAGAATAAAATATTTTGATAGATACCAAAGATTAAGGGGTGGTGGTAACTTTAGAATGATACCTTTAATTAATTTAAAAGTTTATAATACAGACTTATATATTACGTTTGATAAATCAAAGATGCGTTTAGATAATATTAGTTACAAGTATTATAGTTCTCCTGATTATGCTTGGTTGATTATGTTGGCTAATCCACATCTTGGTAGTTTAGAGTATCTAATTCCTGATGGTGCACGTATGAGAATACCATACCCACTTGATACGGCGTTAAGTCGATATGAAGTTGAAGTAAATACTTTTTTAGAAACTACACCATAATAATGATAAGGCTTCCTGTTTTGGAAGCCTTATTGTTGGTTTTTTTATCGTTGTTGGGTATAATATAGACGATGTAAAATATAAAAGTTATGGAAGAAGTTTTAGCAAATATTATTACGAGTTCAAGTAAATTGAATTTTGATTTACCAATTAATAAGTGTCGAGATATAAGTTGTCGAGATGAAAATTTACCAACACTCATTATTGGGTATGATTTGGCAAAGAAATACATTAATGGATTCAACATTTTGAAGAAATTTTATCCTGATCAGAATCTATATTGGACTTTTAAGCGTACAGAGCGTGGTGTGGACTATGAAAATGATTTAAAAGAATTTTACACGACAGTTATTACAGATTTTTGCGATAGGAACAAATATACTTTTATTGATTTTATTAAAATAAATTTTGAAACAGCTAAAAAATTAATAAAATTTGCTAAATCTGACGAAAAAAAATTAATTTTTAATGAGAATAATCGCTTCTTGTATGTTTATTGTGAGAAATATAGTACTGTCTTCGGATTTTCATTGTCGACAAGTAATTTTTTCGGGATAAGTCATAAGAAAATATTAAAATTATTTAATGGTAATGAAAATAATGAATTTATTTATGATTTTACAAACATTCCATATACAGTAAAGCATATTGTTGGAGAAAAAATTGATAAATATATGGTGCTTAATAAATATTTTGAAAAATAAACATATTTATTTAAAAGTTTATGTTATAACATATGGCAACAATGTTTATTGGTAAAAATATTCGTAGAAGGGTTGTAAAACCTATCAATAATTCTGTTAAACACAGAAATTATGTTGAAGAAACGAATAGTAATGAGGAGGAAGTTTCTACTACCCCTATTGTTGAAGAGATTGTAGATGACAATTCTAATAAAAAGGAAAATAAAAAACAAAAAAAGAGTAAAGATATGGTTGATGAAAATAAATTAACTCAGTTAGAGTCCATTGCAAATGGTGAAACACCAAATTCTAAAGTTAAAGTTGAAAAGGATAATAAAGGTCTTTATGAAAGAACAGAAAACAGTACTATTCTATTAACTGAAGACAATAAAATGCTTTTAAATGACTAAGATGAAAAAGAATGAGGACTTAGTAAAAAAATTCAACCTAAGTGAAGCCGTAAAACGTATTCAAAAGATTAATGAATATAGTTTTTACGATGCTACTATGGTTGAAGATGAGCAAGACCCTAACGATACGGGTGATGAAATGCCTCCTATGGATGAACCACAAGGGGGTGATATGGGTGGTGAAGAAAATCCAATGGGTGATGCGAATCCACCTATGAATGGGCCTCAGGATGGTGATATGGGTGGTGACTCAAATGCAATGGGTGATGAGATGCCACCTATGCCTGATGCACAAGGTGATGATTTTGGTGACGAACTTGGTGATGATATGGACGTTGAAGATGTTGAAATGGATACAGAACAACCTGGTGATGAAGTTGTTGATGTGGATGAATTAACTCAGTCTCAAGAAGCCACTGAATTTAAGGTTGATAATGTTGATGATAAGTTAAACAAGGTCCTTGACGTTATTTCTAAGTTTGAGGATGCAATTGCTGCTAATGATCAGAAGATTGAAGACCTTAAACATGAATTTGCTAAGAGAAACCCAACGGCTGAGGAAACACTTAATTTGCGTTCTTTGGCTTCTTATCCATTTTCTGAACGTCCTGATGAATATTGGAAAAAACAACAAGAGGAGCATCCAAATTATAATGTAATTAGTGATAATGATGTTTCTACCTCAGATGAACAGAAAGAATTTGAGATAAGAAAAAGTGATGTTGATAATTTTAATGAACGGGATATACTAAAGTCTCTTGGTGAGAATCATATAAAATTGAGTGATTTCTTACAGTTTTAAATTATATTATTTTAATAAATAAAGTTGTAGGTTAACTGCAACTTTTTTACATGTAAAATTGTTTTTGAGGGAAAAAAGTAGTATATATTAAATATAATAACGATAATAAAAATTTTATGGGAAATTTTAATGGTAATGTAAACGGTAGTATTGTTGAAAACTCATTAGTTTCTAATGGTACGAACACACAGAAAAAGAATGATTTTGATGCTAAAAATTATTTAGACACAAAGTTGGAAAATGGGCAAAATGAACGAACAATTAAGATTAGAATTTTGCCTGTAAGTGGTGAAGATGGAAATTTTAGAATTGCAGTTAAGACTCACAATCTTAAAGTTAGTCCACGTATTGCAAAGAGTGGTTTTAAATCTTTCCTATGTATTAATGACCCACAAGTTCCTGATTACAATCCTTCGGTAAAATGCCCAATTTGCGAAAAGGCTCAGTATTATTTTGATGAGGCAAATAAGTGTTATCAGACGGATAAAGTAAAATCTAAGGCACTATTCAAGAAAGGCTGCTCTTTAAAGAGTAAGGTGACTTATATTGTTCGTGTTATTGAACGTGGGAAGGAAAACGAAGGCGTTAAATTTTGGAGATTTAACGAGAATACACAAGGTAAGGGTATTTATGATTCATTGATTGCTCTGTATAAGCAACGCAAGAGTGATATGGAAGAAGCGGGTGATCCGAATTATAATATTTTTGACCTTGACAATGGACGGGATATTATTATTAACTTGAAGAGAACTGAACGTTCGGACGGTAAAGAGGGTGTTGCTGTGTTGATTACTGACCAATCACTTAACAAACCACTAACACAAGATATTGAACAAGGAAATGCTTGGATTAACGATGTAAAGAAATGGTATAATGCATACACAGTCAAATCGCGTGATTATCTTTCAATCATTGCTGATGATATGATTCCTTATTTTGATAAGAGTGTCGGAAAGTTTGTTGCGAAGACTGAGGATGATTTCTTGGAAGCAGAAAAGAGACGTAATGACGCAAAAAAGAATGCTGATATGATTACAGAAGCTGCTTCTGAGGTTTTAAATGAACAACGCCCAACAGCTTCTACTCAAACAGATATGCCAATTATTATGGATGGCGAAGAGGACGAGGTTGATTTGCCATTCTAATATGTAATGATAAATATAACATTTCATAATCTATACCATGTGGTAAGAAAACATGAAAAAACATAATGAAAATAACAAATAAAAATTAACTTATGCCACAACCAATTAAAAAAGGTCAAACAATTAAAAAAACTGGACTTGGTGCTTTTAAAGAAAAGATGGGTCTCAATGCAAAGGAAGGAGAACCTATTAAAGTGAGTAATGCGAATAAACCACAAGAATGGATTTTGATGCCAAAGTCATTTCAAGATGTTACTAAGTTGCCGGGTATTCCACAGTCAACAGTTATTAGTGTAATTGGACACAGTAACGTTGGTAAATCAACACTTATTAATCATGCAATCGTTAGTGCTCAGAAACAGGGTCTAATTCCTGTTATCATTGATACTGAAAATGCTTTCTCATTCCAATATGCAATGCAAATGGGATTTGAAGCTGAGCCAATTTATGGTGATGTAGAGATTGAAGATGTTAATCTGGATACAGGCGAAATTACAACACATGTTGAAAATAGAATTATCCAATGGGACGGTAATTTTTTGTATTATAATAATGCAATTCTTTGTGACCAATTTGGTGATTGGGATTATTCATCAGGAACTAAAACAAAAACAAAGAGAAAAACTGCCGTAATTGAGGATGTTGCAATGTGTATTAACACACTACTCGATGCACAAGAAAATGGAGATATTAATCAAGGATTTTTATTTGTGTGGGATAGTGTTGGCTCAGTTGGGTCATTTAAGGAATATAAAGCAGCAAAAATCTCAAATGCGATGTGGTCGGCTGCTGCAATTTCTCAAGCATTTAGTAGCATCGTAAATGATAGAATCCCTTCTTCAAGAAAGGTTACTTGTAAGTATTCAAATACTATGCTTTATATCAATAAGGTATGGATGGATAGTATGACCGTTTCTATTTCGTCTACCCCAATAATGCAAACAAAGGGTGGAAAATCGTTAAAGTATGCCACTCGTATGGAAATATTGATGGGTGGACAGTTGACAAGTGGTATTAAACGCCTGACAGCAACCTCTAAGGGTTTGAATTATGCATATGGTATTCAGACAAAGATTAAAATCTTGAAGAATCATCTTGATGCTCCACATAATGTTTGCTATGAGGGCCCGTTAGTTGCTTGCGATAAAGGATTCATTGGGGTTGATGACTTGGACAAGTATAAGAAGGAACACATCGCAGATATTCTTAAACAGTTAAATGAACTTGGCAAAGAAAATAACGTTACTGTTGATGTTGGTGATGTTGAGTTCAACGAAACTGAAGAAGATATGGACTAAATATATAAAGCTGAGGCAAAAACCTCAGCTTTTTTTGTGTTTATCATGTAAAAATAGTAAAATAAGTTTGATATAATGTTTAATGTGCAAATAACTTGACAAAAAGATTTTGAATATAAAGTGAAAAAGAGTATTATATAAACGATGGGACAACCAATACCGAAGAAAATTAAAGAGATTAAACCTAATGTTGGGATAAAACAATTCAACACTCTTCTTATTGATGGTTCTAATATATTGGAAGTTTGTTTAAGTGCAGATAATACATTATCTTCTAATGGCAAACCGATAGGTGGAATTTTTCAATTCCTTTTACAGATAAAAATGTTGTTGCAGAAAGGGAATTTTAGATATGTCTACGTGATGTGGGATGGACAAGAATCTGGACAATTGCGTTATCAATTAAATAGTCAATATAAAGCTAATCGTGATAAGGAATTTGAGGAGGGCGGTTTGTCTCCATATATGCAAGCAGTGAACAGTAAGATAAAATCTATGCAGAATTATTTCTTTAAACAAAAAGACCCAATCAAGATTTCCGAAAGGAAACGGCATAAAGACCTTTTTTATTGGCAGAGAGACGTTGTTATGGAGTGTTTAGAGGAATTGTTCATTAGACAATGTTTGTGCGATTATACGGAAGCTGACGACTTTATTGGGTATTATGTGGCACATAAGAAACCTAACGAACGTATCGTTATTGTATCTAATGACCGAGATTTAACCCAATTAATTTCCGATGATGTAATCGTGTATGTACAATCATTGAAAAAGTTTATTAACACGAAAAATCATACGGATGTAATGGGGTATAATTATCAGAATGTCGTCCTTAAAAAGATGATTTGTGGGGATGCATCTGATAATATTAAAGGAATAAAAGGAGTTGGAGAAAAAACACTATTTGATAATTTCTCAGAGTTCAAAACACGTAAGATTGAATTAGAAGAGGTTGTTAATAGGGCACGTCAAATAAATGAAGTTCGCAAAGAAAACAAAAAGAAGCCTTTAAAGTGGGCTGAAAATATTGTGAATAGGGTTACAGATGGTGTTCAGGGGGATATGATTTATGAAATCAATCGAAAGATAATTGATTTAAGGAATCCTTTAATGACTGATGAAGCCAAGGAACTAATGGATACAATAATGTATGCTCCAATTGATCCTGAAGGGCGAAGTTTGGAGAATTTGTATAATATTATTTTGAAATATGATATTGATAAACTAAAAGATACAACAACCTTTGGTAATTTTTTCAATGAGTATCTGAATGTTATGGAAAACGAGAAAAAAAATATCCAATATTGATTTGTTTTTTGAAGATTTTCGTAGTATATTAAGAATACAGTAGATAATTAATTGATTTGTTAAACATTTAAATGAATTTCGTAATGAGTGAAATTTTAAAGAAAGAAAAAGAAGTAAAGGTGATTGACAACACACAATGGAAGGAACGACATCAGTTTGTGCTTTCTGCAAATGGTAACATTATTTGTCAGCGCTATTTTAAAGTTAACGGGTTTAATCCTAAGTCTCTAAATTCAGAGGAGTTGTATTACACAATTCGCGACATTGTGCATATGATTAAGGATGATCTCAAGTCTAAAAGTCGCATTTACACGGCCATTACAATGGGCAAGAGTACGAAGCTTACGGGTTTCTATAATGGCGAGAAACTTAGTAATCACGATGCAGCACTTGTGTTTCAAGATGATGTTCGAGGTGAAGTTACTTTGTCAAATGGTATTGTACTCAATAAGACATACATCGATTATGATGTTGAAGAAGAGGTTGATGATTCACCTTTTACCCTAAAATTCAGCTATCTTTTTGATGATAAAGCCGTGTATGAGGAAGTTTGGGATGGTACTGTGTACCCAAAGTATGTGCGTAATTGTATTGACCTTTCAAATTCAAACGCATCTTATAAGAATGTAGACCCTATGCGTATGACGTTTAGTCAGCAAATGACAAAAAGCCTTAACAGTGGGCGTCCTGACCTTATTTACAACATAATTAAGCTGTTTTGTGACACCCTTAGTAATGATGTTGATGATGATGGAAACTCAATCGATAAGGGGTACACTACGAGTGTAAAATATGGTAATAAGAAGTATTATTACACAAACTATCCTATTGATTTCGTGAAGGGATGGGCAGCTGCAGTTCGTCAGAAGACTAATGCATATAATCGTTGGTCTGACCGACACCTTTCTCAATCAAAGTTTGATTACGTTAATCGTCATATGTAATCAATTAAGGTGTCAACAAAGTTGTTGGCACCTTTTATTTTTCAATAAACAATATAAAACAAATATTTAAAATAATAAGTAAATAATGGCAAAAAAAGTGGTAAAAGTGGCTAATGATGCCACAAAGATTGACTTGGGTTATCTTGGTATTGATTTTCAACACAAGTTGGTTAAGTTGTTTTTTGAGGATTCTACATTCTTTACAATGATTAACCCAATTGTTGACCAAAATATGTTCACGGAGGATGTTTTGAGACGTATTGTTGGCTTTATGAAAGACCGCTACAACGAAAGTGGGGTTGCACCAACATATGTAGATATGGATTTGTATATCCGTGTCCACGTGCATGATGCTATCACTTTGGACACCATTTTGTCTACACTCCAAGTTTTGCGTGAGATTGATTTGGTTGGTCAAGACATTGTTAAATCAGAAGCTGATAAGTTTTTTAAACAACAAAATTTGACCAAGGCAATCAATAAATCAATTGAAATTGTTAAAGAAGGTAATGTTTCTAAGTATTACGATATTGAGGACTTGATTAGAAGTGCACTTGATACTAATGTTAGTCTTGATATGGGATATAACCCTATGGACGGAATTGATGAGGCACTTGAAGAAAATTATCGTAAGGTAATACCCACAGGTTTTTCTCGTTTGGATAAGGCTTTGTATGGTGGCCTTGGAATGGGTGAATTGGGTGTTATTATTGCACCTTCAGGCGTTGGTAAATCATCCGCAACGACAGGGTTCGCTGCTTCTGCGGCAACTTATAAATGTAAGGACAATGATTATCGCGGATTTAAGGTTCTTCATATTCATTTTGAGGATGAAGATGTTAATATTAAGCGCAAATATTATGGTTGGCTTACAGGTGTTGATGCAATTGATTTGTCAAAACCTGAGTTTAAAGAAAATGTTAAATCTCGCCTTAAAAATGAATTGTTTGAGGAAGCACAAATGATTAAGGAAAATTTGTGGTGCTTCCATCTTCCGAGTGGTGAAGTTACTGTTGGACGAATTGAACAAATTGTTAAGCAAGGTATCGCACGAGGTTTTAAACCTGACTTGATTATCATTGACTATTTTGAATGCTTGGAATATGATAGTGCTGATAAAACTGATAGTGAATGGTCTAAGGAAGGTCGTACCATGCGTAAACTTGAGGCGTTGGCACATAAATATGAAGTAGGACTTTGGGTTCCTATTCAGGGTACAAAGGATTCTTTTGATAAGGAGATTCTTGGTTTGAGTTCTGGTGGTGGTTCTGTGAAAAAGATTCAAATTGGACACGTAATTATCACTTTGGCAAGAACACAAGAGCAGAAAAAGAACCATCGTGTAACAATTTCATTGGAGAAGTTCCGCGCAGGACGTATGGATGATTCTGTTATGCCTAATGTCAAATTTAACAATGGTACGTGTCGTTTTGAAATCGATGAAGATGAAGACCAAGCACTTGATTTTATTGCACAACAAGAAGATATTCAGATGCAACGCACAAGAGAAAAGATTGCTAATAGTATAATGAAAAGTCGTCAAAAACGCTAACTAAATATCTTATTTAACTGTTTTTATCTCATAAAAAAAATATATTTTTTTTTATGCTGATACACAGTGATTTATGTGGTTATGACAATTTTATTGTGTTTTTTTCTAAAAAACTTGCATACTTATTAATGTCAAAATAAAATAATAAAAATAATTTATAATGTTTCAAGTATTAAAGAGAGACAAAAAAACAAAAGAAGTTTTCCAAGAAAACAAGGTGCGTAAGGCAATCGAAAGTGCTTATCGTTCTATTGGAAAGGAATTAGATGAAGATGTACTTAAATGCGTGTTTGAACGTTTGGGCGTTAATAAACTTAATGAAGATGTTGGTCTAAACGTGGAAGACATCCAAGATAGTATTGAGAAGTGTTTGTTTGAAAATGATGTTGAAGTGGCAATCGCATTTCATGACTATCGTCTAACTCACAAACTTATTCGAGATGAAAGAAAGGGTCTTGCAAGAGAGTTTGCGAAGAAACTGATGGCTGAGAATGTAGAAAATCAGAATGCTAATCTTGATGAGTACTCATTTAGTGGAAGAATGGCTGAGGCAAGTAATGTATATAAGAAGGATTTTGCTCTTAACAACTGCGTATCAAAACAAACTAAGAGAAATCACCTCAACAATGAAAGTTATGTACATGACCTCGACAACTATGCAAGTGGAGAACACAACTGTTTAAGTTTACCGTTAGATGACCTTTTGGCAAACGGTGCTAAGGTTGGTCAAACAGATATTCGTCCTGCTGCAAGTATCAATTCAGCAATGCAATTGACGGCCGTATATTTTCAGATTCAATCACAAGAACAATTTGGTGGCATAAGTGCAACACATGTGGATTGGACAATGGTTCCTTATGTACGTAAATCATTCTTTAAACATTATGTACTAAATTACATAAAGGGTCAAGAAGATTTTGATACCCTATCTGTTATTTCAATGAATAATGATGAAATTGATGAATGGGTAGATAAACATAAAGAAGAGTTTTTAAAGAAATTTAATCTAACAACAGAAGATTTTAGATTTGATAACTTTGATAAACTTGATAAGCATTTAGCCAATGCTGCTTTGTTTGATACAAGAATTGAGTTAATGCAAGCTGTTGAGGCTTTGATACACAACTTGAATACTCTTCAAAGTCGCCCAGGTTCACAATTGCCATTTAGTTCATTGAATTACGGATCTTGCACACTACCTGAAGGACAAATGGTAATTGAAGCATTACTTGATGGTTCTATTAGAGGAACGGGTAAACATCATCTCACCCCAATTTTCCCTTGTGGAATTTTCCAATTAGGTAAGGGGATTAATAGAAAGCCAGGCGATCCAAACTATTATTTATTCCGAAAGGCACTTCAGTCTACAGCAAAGCGTATTTATCCTAATTATGCTAATATTGATTGGAGTGGTAATAAGGGATATGACAAGAATGACCCACGAACATACTTCTCTACAATGGGTAAGTGGAAACTACAGCCCATTTCAAATCTCGTGAACCCTGCTAAGGGGTGTGAACCATTAAGAATGGTTTGCTAACGGTTAGGTCCTTATTTATAGAAAATAAGGATGAGATCCGTGCTAAATTGGAGAAATCCATAAATGTGTATCGACTATCCCTGATGAGTGTAAGGGAGTAGAATTAGAGATAAGCACTAATTCGGAGCGCGAGACCATCATGATTGATGGAAGATATAGTCAGTGCTATTGGTAACAATAGAAAAAAACGTGTAGAACTGCAAATGGTTATGATATTAATGGTTTTGGCCAATTGAAAGATGGTCGAGGAAACATTTGCCCACAGACAATTATTTTACCCACACTTGCAATGGAAGTCTTGGAAGAATCTGAGCTTGAAGATTTGAGAAAAGGTGTCATTTCAGGTGATAAAGAAAAGAAGTTGGATAAGTTTATGAGATTGCTTTCTCGTAAAATTGACCAAACAAAGGATTCCCTTATTGACAGATTTGAATGGATTGCGTCACAGAATCCTAAGAGTGCACCATTTATGTGGAAAAACGGAACGATGAAGGGATATATTCCTGAGGAGGGTATTCGTTCTGCACTTAAACATGGTACATTGGCAGTAGGGCAACTTGGATTGGCTGAATGTCTTCAAATTCTTATTGGTAAGAACCAAACAACCGAAGAGGGTATGGAACTTGCAAAACGAATTGAAAGATTGTTCAAAAAGAAATGTTCTGAATTTAAGGAAGAATACAAATTGAATTTTGGAGTTTATTATACGCCTAGATTTGAGTGGGCGGCATAAGAGTAATCTTATGTACAAATCCTTCACTAAACGGGTTGAGAGTAATAATCTAGTAAGAAAGACTAAGTTTTAACAATTAAATTGTTAAAATAAGTTAACCCCGTAGGATAAAACTTTTCTAAAGGTTTTGTTCTCTAACGACTATCGAAAAGGTATATATTTGAGAAATTAAATATAGAGTAACTGAGTAGAGTACACATAACGTGGAAATGTGAAGCCCCTACCAAACCTTAAATGGTTTAGAGGGTGAAGATATAGTCTAGTCCCCTAAAAGTCAAAATATCGGGAAACCGAGGGTGAGATATGGCTGAAAATCTTTGTTTTACAGCAATGAAAAAATTCAAGGGTAAATATGGTGTAATTCCAAAGGTATCTGATAGAGAATATTTTACAAATTCAATTCATGTACCTGTTTGGGAAGAAATGACACCATTCCAAAAGGTTGATATTGAAAGTCAATTAACAGGTTATTCTTCTTCGGGCTGTATTACTTATGTTGAAGTGGATTCAAAGGTGCGAAGCAACATTGATGCTTTAGAGGAAATGGTTAATTACATGATGGATAAGGATATTCCTTATGCTGCTATTAATTTCCCGATTGACAATTGTAAAGAATGTGGCTATTCGGGCGATATGGAAGGTGATACGTGTCCTGTATGCGGAAGTGATAACATTGAGCACCTTGGTCGTGTAACAGGCTATCTAAGCTCAGATGTGCGTCGATTCAACGAAGGTAAGCAGAATGAATTTAAAGATAGAACGAAACATGAAGAACACATTTTAGTATAATTAAAAAAACGGCAGATAAAGTGAAATATAGTGGTATTATTAATTGTACTATTGTTGACGGAGAAGGATTCCGCGTCGCATTATATGTTAGTGGGTGTAAACATAAATGTGAAGGTTGTCACAATGTTAAGACGTGGGCTTTTGATGCCGGTAAGGAATTTACACAAGAGGTTGAAGATATTTTATTTGACCGACTGTCTAAACCTTATATTAAGGGTTTAACACTTACAGGTGGAGACCCATTATTTAGTGCAGATGAAATGTTAGGAGTTGTAAAGAGATTTAGAGAAAAATTCGGAAATACGAAAGACATATGGCTCTATACAGGTTTTACGATGGACGAAATAAAGAATCTTGATGAAGCTCAAAAGGAACTTGTCAATCTGTGTGATTATATTGTTGACGGTAAATTTATTCTCTCAAAGAGAAATGTAGCCCTCTCATTTAGAGGTTCAGAAAACCAAATTATATGGAAGAAGACGTCTGATGGAGAGTTTAAAGAGAGTGAATTGAATTGATATTAAAAGTAATAAATCCTATATTTATCTTAAAGATAGATATAGGATTTTTTTTATGGCTAAGACCCAATATTATGGAATAAAATTTCCAATTCAGATAGTATCAGAAACGGGTAAATGTTTAGACTTAAACACAACAAAAGCTGAGATGGTTAAGAGTGAGTTAATGCACGTTTTATTTACACCAATTGGTCAGAGGTTAAGACGGCCAACATTTGGGACTAATTTAATTCAATTTTTGTTTAACCCAAACGAGAATGAAACATTTAGTGATGTAATGTTGACTTTAAAACAAACAGTAAAAAAATGGGTGCCTGATTGTTCATTAGAGGATATTATAATAGTTGAAACAGACAATGGCTTAGGGTTAAATGCTCAAATACGCTATTCTGTAATGGAGGATGATGGTTCTACAAGTTTATATGAGATACATACACCTTTATAAAATAGAAAAACAAATAAAAAATGGCTGAAAATAAAATTAGTTATGTCGCAAGAAATTACGACGATTATAAAAATGAAATTAGAGAATTAACACGTAAATATTACCCTGATGTTTTTGCTTCTTTGAATGATTCTTCAATTGGTGAGTGGCTTATTGAGTTGGTTTCAGATGTTGGTGATAATCTATCTTTCCATACTGATAGAGTGTTTCAAGAGACTAATATTGAAAGTGCTAAAGAAATGGCATCTTTGGTTGCGTTGGCACGAAGTAATGGATTAAGAATACCCGGGCAAAAAGCAGCAATTGTTGAAGTTGAATTAACTTGTGAAATACCTGTGAATGACACAGGTGATAATAGTGATGGCCGTTTATCTACTCCTGATGAAGACTATTGCCCATATATTAGACGTGGCACTTTGTTTTCAACAGGTTCTGTTACATTTGAATTGGATGAAGATGTTGATTTTAAAGAACAGTTTAATCGTGATGGTTATTCTAATAGAGAAATTATAACAAATAGAAATTCTAACGGTAATATTGAGAATTACACGTATAAAAAACTTGCAATTGCCGTTGCAGCACAGAGCAAAATATATAAAATGGTTGTTCAATCTTCTGATATTGAACCATTTATGTCAATTACTCTTTCTGATAAGAATGTTCTTAATGTTGAAAGCATTATTGTGCGTCAAGGTGAAAATATTACATCTGATCCAACACTTGCTGAGTTTTATGTCGATAAGGAAACATATTATGATTATAGTGGAAAACCAATTCAACGTTATTTTGAGGTTGATAATTTAATTGATCAATACCGATTTGGATATGCGGTAGAAGAGTATGATGGTGGATATCCAAATGAAAAAGATGAGTTAGTTAATTATCGTCATTATTATAATCCTGTTTGGGAAGTAGTAGATGCTACAGAAATCATTACCCAAGAGATTTCTAATAACTCTAAAAAAATTAAGAAAGGTGAAAAACCTGATTACGACATTGAATCTTCTGAAATTAGTAAACTATACCCAATGAGAGTTGCCGTTAAAGGTCGTTGGAAAAGATTGAAAAACAAATTTACAACGGAATATACTAATGACTATCGTTTAAAGATTACATTTGGTGCAGGCATACGTAATCAGTATGGTAATATTCCTGATAATGCAAAAGAATTTACACAATATATGATGTCCAAGATGTATGCTAACGATTATATGGGTGCATTGCCTGAAACAGGGTCAACTCTTTATGTGCTTTATCGTGTTGGTGGTGGTGAGATTAGTAATATTGCAGAACATACATTAAATAACATTATTTCAATTAACTATAATATTGACGGAAATTGTGATGATCGTATGGATGCTGCCAAAAAACGTGCAGTTAAAGATAGCATTAAAGTAACTAATCCAACTGTTTCATATGGGGGTAAAGACCTTCCAAATGCTGATGAAATTAAGCATTTTATTAAATATAATAATGGAGAACAAAATAGATGTGTAACACTTAACGATTATTATTCTCGATTAACTAAAATCCCTGCTAAATATGGTTTACCTTTCCGTATGGGTGTTATTGAGGAGAACAATAAAATCGCAATTTATACATTAGGGCTTGATAGTAATGGTAAATTAACAAACATATTAAGTGAGACAGTAGCTGAGAATATGAAAGAATATCTATCTAAGTATAAGATGGTAAATGATTTTGTTGAGATTAAGTCGGGTAAAGTTATCAACGTTGGATTTAGAGTTACTGTTTATATTGATAAAACTTATGATAAATCAGAAGTCGTACAAAGAATCATTAGAAAAATTAGTGATTATATGGACGTACGTAGACATCAAATGGGTGAAGATATATATCTTGGAGACCTTCAAAAAGAAATAACAAAATTGGATGGTGTTATTCAATTTGTTGATATGTTATGTGAGAACAAATATGGTGAAGGTTATTCAGAAGATATTAGTACACAAGAATTTATAGATCCAAATGACCCATGTTATCTTGAGGATGGCAATATTACCAAAACGGATGTTAATTTAATTGACTTAAAGGCGAGTGATTTTATCTTGTTCTCAGAAGCAAATGCAATGCACGAGATAAAATACAAAGAAAAAGATATTATAGTAGTAACAAAAGTTAGATAATGAATAGACACGAAATAAGAACAAGTGCAACAGATTCTGTAAAAGGTTTACCGTCAACTCATAAGGTTGACGTTAATCTTAAACAGACAACTAAGGCAATACCTTTTCCAAATGTTAGTTCAACATTAAGCCAAAGGAGTGTATATGAAGAAGAGCGTCAAGCGGGCAATAAATTCCGTTTGATTCTAACTGTTGTGCCTTATTGTAGTAATGTATTATTTAATGCGTTAACTGAAATTGTAAAAAATGAGGGGTCTAATGAAACAATCGTTATAACAGACAAAAGTAATAGGGAAGACCCCAATAATGAAATAGAGATCAATAATACTATTGGATTAAATAAGCCTGACCGTGTTCATATGATTTCAAATACTGAATATTCAAGTAAAGAACATGGTGGATATGAGTATCACCCAGGTTATGATTTCTTTGATAATCATTTACTTAGAAACACATCATTTAAGGTTGTTAATCCAATTCCAAAGGATGGTCCAACAACAGATGCTAAAAAAGTGTTTAATACGTTATCTGATTATTTGAGGGATAGAAATGGTAATTATAAAAAAGTTTCTAAACGCCAATCACTTGAGTCAATTAAGACGCAGGAATTTAAATATGAAAAACATTTATACTTGCATGATGACATTTTATCCATTGATGAAAGCATAAACCAAAATTTGTATGAAGATAATGGGTGGTGGGGGTTTACAAATAACACAACAATTGACCCACAAAAAATAGAAAATAGAAAATGGAATAGCATGGATATTGGTAAAGCCTTAAATAATCATAAGGCTTGTGAGTTCATAGACATGTATCCTGATAGAAGTTTATATTCTTTTGCCCCAAAATATAACAAATATACCCACGAAAATGAGAATAATTGGAATGTTGTACTAACATATCCATATAAAAATATCTATGAACATCCAATATGTCTTGGTGGATCTTCTTATATTAAACGCTCCATCAATTCTTTTGGTGATTATGCTGATGAAACTATAAGTGAGGGTAATAGATGGATGGGTTTAAAAATTGTCACTGCTCAGTTAGGCTCAGGTAGAATTGGTGGAAATAGCATTATTTTCCGTACATATACCAAACATGGTCTAAAACAAGGTGATATGTTCTATTTGTATTATACAAATCCATATAATGACAAATATTGTGGAGATGATCGTCATGAACTTAAAACATATGGTGAATGTGATAAGTTTGGGGAAAATACATTGAATGGAACTGAAGTGTATTATGAGTCAGAAATATATCATAAGGTAACGAATGTTGGTGATATGAGTAGAAATAACGATGAGTATTATTTCTATACATCAGATGTGTCATTATTAAAAGAAATTTATAAATCATATGTTGTTTTTGTCGCAAAAACTATTAAAGATAAAACAACAGCATCTTATGAAGAGTTGTGTAAATTAATACCATTTTATGACTTAATGTACGATAAGGAGGGTAAACCAATAGATGACCAAAAAGACATTTATGATGAAAACCATGTGTTGAAAACTGAGTTACTTAACAAACTTTTGAGATATACAAATTTCAGAGTGCGCCGTTGTGTTAATGGTGTAAAATCGACTTATTACATAAGACAATTTAGACAAATACCAAATTTGAAGAGTGCACAAAGAGAAATGACTGAGGAAGAAACTACCCATAAAGCAAAGTTTAATGGTAAATTTGATGCGTATGTTAAAGAAAATGCAATGGATTCTGTTAATTTTAATTACCAAAAAACTTTTAGTAATGAAACATATCAGTTAGGTTTTGCTTCGAGTATATATAACGATAATGTGGCACAAATTACATTTACTGATGGAATTAATGTTAAAGGCTTAACTGATAATTTAGGGAGACCGTTGTCAGAAATATATTATACGTTTGTAAAGAACAATGCAGGCCACGAAGTTTGGTATAATAAAGACAAACCTTTATATAGTAATAAGAAATTGAAAGATTTAGATCAAACTGAACAAGAGGGCTTTAAAAAAACATATGGGGTTGATTACAATGGTTATAAGATTGAGTTTTCACATTGCTTTGGTAAAGTAACAAGTGGTTTTGAAATGTACGTCGGTGCATTAGACACAGAAGAAACAACTGCACCAATTAGTTATTGGAAAAAATTATCGTCTGTTCATCACATTACAAATGTTGTTAATGAATTTAGCAATATGAATGCTAAAATACGTAAAGATCGTGATAGTCTAAATTTAGATGATGATATTAAGTGGTGTAACACTTATTTTAATGGTGATTTAGTTGAATATAATCCTGTTGATTTTAAAGAAAAATTAATCAGTAGAGTAATGCATCGTTTTAATACTGCACAGAGAGAAACGATCGAGAACGAACATTATTCTCAATACCAATATCATGAGATATTTCAAGATGATTATGATAAAATTAGAACTGTTGGAGATAAACAGATATTATTTGAAGTTAAAGAATATACAGCAGTTTATGGTATAAAGAATAAGTTTGAGGATACAAAGCTCACTGTAGATTACGGAACAATTACAAGGCCTGAGGGGTACTATTACCAAGCACATTATCCTATTAAGATTAGAGAATATACAAGGGTGTTACAAGGCTCTCATTACTCTTTAAGAATAAGAAGGGTAAAGCCTATTCAGGAAGATGGGATATTGATACAAGTAACAACTTTAATTGCTCATGGGCTTAATGTAAACGATATTATTTTCATTTGTGATGATGAATCAGACAAAAGATATGTTACAAGATGTGTAAGAGTAATTGATCAAATAAATTTCTTAATGTCTCCAAACTATGAAGAATATATCGAAAATGCAACTGACTTTGAAGATAAAGAAGTTATTAGTAATATAAATTATGATTTAAATAATAAAAATCATTATAAAGAAAAGTTTAGTTGGCTTCAACTTTGTGATATTCTTAATGGTAAGTTCGGTGATGATATAACATACCCATCTTTAATTCTTAGAAGAAAGAATAGTGATATTCCTGATTATGCAACATATATTGGTGGTAATCGTTATTTATGGCGAGATTTGGTTAATATTGGTGATAGTCGTTCAAGGGAATTAAATGATTTTATATTTGCAAATGGACATTTCTATGTTACACAAAGTATTAATTTTTACTTAAAACGTCAAGACCCATTTTCTACAAATGGCTTATATTTTGATGGTGATGATAGATATCCTGCATTTCCTAATGACCCGGCGGGCATTAAACAACCTGAAAATAATTACTTAACAAAAGACACAACAGTACCATGTTAAAATTTAAAGTTACAAATAGTAAAATGGGTGTTGACCTTAAAAGATTAGACATAATAAAGATTGAGCGACAAGATGGCACATCAATTGATGTGCCTGATGGAGATTTTGGCTCTGTCATAAATCATTCAGATGATGTTACGTTTAAGTTTTGGGTTAAAGATTTATACACGGTACAAGATGGAAGTCATTTAACAAGTATCACAGAAGTCGTAATTAATAATGATGACATTGAACATCCTGAATTGTTTAAAAAAGTAAATCAAATGCAGGATGTTATTGTTACGTCCGCATGTAGAGCTAATAACTTCTTTACAATTAATGTAAAAAAAGAGATTGAATTAAATATCAATAAAATATTCGTTGAAACTCGTTATAACTTAATTAGGTATGTTAACAATCGATGGGAGAAAATGAGTGTGGATAGAGCTTGGCTTGATTCTGCCATTGAGAAAGCTGATAAATATCAGTTAATTGAAACAAATCAAGCTGCTTATGGTAAGAATGGACGTGACATCTTGAATAATGATGGTGAATTAGTTTCAGACAATACAATTTTTTACTATGAAAATGATACATGGAATGATATTAGTTTGTTTGGAGATAATTTAGAGGGTTGTTTAATTGGTTCAAGCATAAATTTTAAAACTATACATGAATATGATAACGCTGAGCGGACTGCGATAAAATTGGATAAAGATACAATTTATTATACTCGTGAAAATTATGTTATTATTTCCTTTAATGGAACACATTTTTTTGGAGCGCCAAATGAGGTAAAAAAATTAGATGGGGGTGAGGAAATTAGCATGTATGCTACAACAAAATATGGGCGAGAAATAATCGAAGAAATTGATTATCCAAAGATTTACTTGTATCTTAACAAATATAATGATTCAACTCAATCATTGGAACGATTAAGAATCGAAAAAGAGTGCCATATTGAAAATGAAACAAAACTTAGTTTTAATTATGACAAATTTAGTACTGATGGTGTTGTTGTTGATGAAGTAAGTGAATGGGTTTTAAGAGATAATGCTTTACCTTTAAATGAAAAGAATATAACGAAAAAAAGTCTTGGTGATGATATTTCGATCTTTAATAATAATGTGTTCCCAAATGGAATTGTTCATAATTCAAAAGATGATATACCATTTCAAGAAGGTTCATTGGGTAGTTTAATTGTAAAAAGGGGTAATTTAATGTACGATGATCCTTATGGTACATTTGACCTTGTATTTGATACCGCAGTAAACATTGTTCAAATTCCGTTAACTCAAAAATTTGAGAATGATTTACATCACAATGATATGTTAAAAACTAATTTTGTTGAAAAAGCAAAATCAATGATGATAAATCCAATCATTGATATGGAAAAGGATTTATATACCCCTGCAATACATAAAGGTGGTAATAAAGATGGTGAATATTCACAGGTGAACGCTAAATATGATGATGCATATAAGATTATTTTTAATTTACATTTTAGAGAACATCGTGATACTATTGATGAGAATGAAAATAAAGAAGAATGGAAGTGTAAAAGAGATTGTTATTGGAACGGAACGAGAGTATTGGAGAAAGAGCTTGGTAAAAAGAAGCTAAAAGTAATTGATTTAAAGGGGCGTGTGTTTAACTACCCATTAGATAAAATAGACATATCAGAAACTAATAAGTACGATTATTTCAGCTATTATAAGAATGCACCTTTAGAAAAAAACATTCAAAGTGAAAAAACAAAGAATTACGATGGTAATATTGACTATGAGATAAAAGAAGCTGATTATAAAGAAAATAGAGAAAAGCGAAATGAATTAAAAGAATATCAATCTGATTTATTATCTTATCTTGGTTTTAACAATAATGATGTGAAGTATCAAAAGAGTAAATTAAAGAAATCTTTCTTACGCATATCATTTTATGATTCTGATAATGTTGCTAATCAAAACTTATTACATACTTCAACAATTTTTATTGATAGTGGTGAATTATTTGCTAAATATATCAAAAATATTGATACTGAGGAAGAATATAAGACTAATGCAACAGTTAAAAATATAAAAACTGGTAAGACATATAAGAAAGGGTCTATAATAGACGTAAATGAATATAATAGTTTAGCTTTAACGGTTGAAAATGGGCAAGAAGATGATCATAAGAAAAAATGTTTGAATAATGGTGAACCATTGGCTGTAATTGGAACGTCATTAACAGACAAAGAAAACTATACAACATATAATGTAACAGGCGCTCGTGTAAATAGAGAACCAATGCGCAATAGAAAACAACCTAATTCTTCATTGGTTATTGATGTAAATAATGGGGATTTAGGAGATAATATTGATGAACTTGAACGTTTGAGAATGAGTTCTCAGTTTGTCGTTACTGATAAGTATAGCTCTAAACATTCAAGTGAAGGGTTTTATTTTTATACGTATAAAACTAATAATGGTGGTGTCTTTCCAAATGATATTTATATGAGAGTAGAATTTAATCATGCAGGGTATGGTCGTACCATACCATTTATGATGCCATACATTAGAAAAAGCGAAGAAGATCCAACTATAGGCACAGACCGATACAAGAAACGTAAAGATGAAGGTAAAGGAAAAATAAAAACCTTTGATGATATTTGTTATGATTGGTCTGAAATTGACTTCGATAAAGACTCAAATACATTGAAAGAGGATGATAAAATTGGGTACGGCACGGCAAGGTATATGAAATATTGTCATATAAAATGGAAATATCGTTATGACAAAGCTACCCAAAAACACATTTATTATCTTGACCCTGATGTTTATGGTGAAAGTGTTACTACTAAAAATGGGCATGGGCATAATATAATATTAAATCTATATGAAGGAAAGATAAAATAATGAGAACAATTAATTACAAAGTAAGTTACGAGAAACTAATTTCGAGGTTGCCTGGTTTATTTGCTTTCCTTGAAATAGATGATAACGGGAAGTCAGAAATAGTAAAAGCCACCCGAGGTAAAGAAGGTAATTATGGGCAAATAGTAGCCAATATTAAATACAAAAAAGATAGTTTTAATTATACCTGTAAAGATGGGACAGACCTTAAAGTGTCTAATGATAAGTATTATTCATACCGCTATTTAATAGACACTTATTATCGTGCAATAAAAGATAAGAAATGGGATAGAATTGAGACTATTGAAGAAATCGGTGAAATTAAAATTCATAACTATGAATATAAAGAGCCATTCTTAAAATTCATGGAGCGTGGTATCGGGATAAAACATGTTGGTTTATCCGAAGAATTTAATGGAAACACATCTTGTGGTGTTAAACAAACAGAAAAGTTCCCATTAGCCCCCGACTATATCTATTTGGGTGAAGCAAAAAACATGTATGATAGAATTACCAAGCTTAAAAAACAAGTAGATTTTTATGAAAAGCACACAAAACATAATAAAGATGATAGAAAATATTATGAAGCTTTGAAAGAAGAGTTTAGAATGCGTAATGGGGCAAAACTACTTATTATTTTGCGTAAATTTATTGGTGAAGCTGAAGAAATAGCAACAGAATACTATGGTTATGCTTATGGCACAAATTTACAACTTAAATTTAATGTTTATTTAACTAATACTATTAAAGATTTAGGTATTGTTACTCCATATATTCAAGAGTGGATACCAGGAAAAAGATATTATGAGGGAGATGTTGTTTATCACGTTGATGAAAACGGATATGGCTTGACTTGGACTTGTACTTTAGAGGCTGAAAAGAACAAAACGACTAATCAAAGAAAAGATGCGTTTGGTAGATTATATACAGAAGGGCAATATGAAGAAGAAACCGAATTAATTTACTTTGAAAATGGTATGAAGTCACCGTTAGGTGAAAAAATAGATAAAAATTGGTCTCCACAAAGTTTAAATTGGGTTAATAAAAACAATATTTCAGAAAATAGATACAAGTACGCTGTAACAGATGAAGAATGGAAAGATAACAAGAACCTAAGAGCAGGAAAACAAGAAAGTATTAAAACACTTAGGGGTACTGTTAATTCACATTTGACATCATTACGACGTTTTGAAACCTATATGAATAAACTTGATGAAGTAGAGAGGCCTGAAAATTTTAAAGATTGGTTATGGTTTTATCGTAAAGGTCATATTAGTAACCGAGAAGCAAAATATGATGAATTAGGTAATCTTGCTGTGATGATAGATAATAATGGTGACACACATGCAGATACTATTGCAGCAATTGTTAGAAATGGTGATAAAAAAACAAGTGGCGTACAAGTTGATGGGTCTAATACCAACATTGAGTGGGAAGGAAAAACTGCAATCAATCTTTCCGTGTGGGGAGATGTTATAACAAATATAACGGCAAAAAACAACACACAAACAAATACAGGAATAATTACCTTTGAATATATGTTAGGTGTGCATTTAATGGCTGATAGAGATGAACGAGATGGTTTATCTTGGTATAGTAAAGATGATGATTTAAATTACAAATATTATTTCACTAATTTTATGGCAGATACCGAAACAAAGTATGGTAAGAATCAAGGGGTGAAATATACTGAATCTTATATTTATTATCGAGATAGTGATGATGGTGAAAATAGTATATGGAAATTAGTAGAGGAAAATAAGTTTGATGCTTATGTTAATGGTATGTTTGATAAGGATTATAAACCTCAAAATATAAGCAAAGAAAAAGGGGCAAACTATTATATGTTATATGATAAGATGGAGTTTGATACCTCTAATAATATTGATGTATATGAGTTTCAGATTGGTCCGCATAAAAATGAAGTTCCATATTTAAAATCAACTTTTGAAGCAAAGGTTGATATTACACATGTAGATTTTGAAGATACACCATTAATTCGCTATGATTATTATAATGGGGTTACTTTTCAACCTAAGGTAAATGATGATGTAAATATTGAGCGTGGGGTCACACAGGCATTTGAAAAACACATCAAATTTAGTGAAATAAAAACATTGGAAGATATGGAAAACTATGCAAACGGTGGTTTTTTTGTTATTTCCAAAGAAGATTTAGATTTACGATAAATACTCAAATAAAATATAGCATGAATAATACTTATGGGTCAGTAAGGCCATCAATTGTTGATATAAAAAATGATGTCGAGATTTTTTTTCATTATAGACCAACACGCAATAGTGAAAGTGAGACATTTTCTAAGTTTAAAAAGGTTTCTGATGTATCATCAATGCTATCAGTTGCCAATTTTGAAGATGAGAAGGAGGAAACGTCAGATTTTAGATTACCTGGTATGTATAATTTAGCATTGCCCGTTTCAATTTTTTCAAATGTTGGCTTTTACACCATTTATATTAGACCGAAAGAAATCAAAGCAAAGATATTAGACATTGGTGTGTTAGCAGCATATAATGATATTAATGGTATTATTATTGATATGAATGAACAAACTGACCAATCTAATCTTTTCCAAACAGATAACCTTAATGGCTATCGAATTGATTATTTTGAAGATGATGGTGATGGCTTAAAAAGACAAGATTATTATCGTATTATTACAGGTTGCAATAGATGTGAGCCAATTACTCAAAACTTATCATCATCTAATAGTAACTCTAATGGATATAGATTTAATTCAAGTGGGTCATTGTGTTTCTTAACTGTAACACCAAATTCAAGTCCGAGTTATAAGGCAGGTGAGAATCCATTTATTGGTTCGCCAAATCAATTGATTAGAATTTCTAATACAAAATTTGATCCATTAATGGTGGAAGTTGAAATATGCCGACATGATATTGAAACTCTTAATACGGCAATTGATGGTAATCAGATTCGTTCTCTTGATAATGGTCTGCTTACAACATACAATGAAAATGGAGAAATTTATTCACAGAAAGAGTTCTTCTCTCTTAAAGATAATTACACTCAGAATGATAGATATGAGGTTAAGAAAGATAGAACAGGTAATATTGAGTTTTCTCCTAATTATGATGAAGTAATGGGTGATTAAAAATGGGAAAAAGATATACAAAATTTAATAGTAATTATCTAATGCGTTCCAACCATCAAGACACTAAGCTTGGGCGGATAATGGAACGAGATTGGGTAACAACTACAGGCATGAATGTCCTACGTTTCGGTAGTGGGCGTAGAATTTGGTATAATAGTGGTAGTTTTGTATTTACTACCTCTAATATACCAACATACCATAAGAAGCATAAACTTACAACAGAGACAAAGGAATGGGCTTGGGACGATGTATTAAATGCTGATGGAACAGTTAATAATATTGCACCAAGTTTTAATACAAATGATTTAAGAGATTATGCATATTATGGTTCATGTGTTGAGTTAATACGTGCAACGATAGAAGAAATTGTATCCGATTTCCCTGGCTGTTTAACAAGCACTAATGAACGACCATTATCAAATTCTACACGAAATGTTGTAGATATTAATACCATTCCAAATTATGTACCATCTGATTTAGATATTAGTTATGAGCTTAAAAGTGGTGATGCGTACATATATGTAAATGGGGAATGGAAAGGCCCATTACCTAAAATCATTAATGAAGAACGTGGAGAAATCGATTATAAAGTCGGTGATATTTGTTATGATATATCTGACGGTCAAGTAAAAATTTTATGTAAGGAAAAAAATTCTGACATTAAATATTTTGAATCATACGGTATTCCAACAGGTATGTTTAACCAAATATATTATTACAACGGAAAATATTACAAATATGTTTACGAAACTAAACAATTTGAAGAATATAAAATTGAAGTTAATGATGATATAATAGACGGCTTTATATTAAAAAATCAATTTAACATTGACTTACACCATAAACGAGTTACGCTTGGGAAAAATGATAATCCAATGAGATTTATGGGGCAAAGCTATGGTAACTATTGTGTCATTGAAAATGGAAAAGATGATAATAAAATGATAGTTATTTCAAAGTTTGAAACCAATGATGAAAATGATAAAAAAGTTGTCTATAATATAGGTGATGAAGTTGATCATCAAACATACCTTAACTTTACTTCTGATGAAAAGGAGAATCTAAGAAAGAAAACATCGATTGCTGTTTATGAGATAAATGATGGGTTTGATGATATAAATTGTCCATCCAATAATGAGGGGAAAGTTGTAAAAACAATTAAAATTGAGACGTTTGGTCATAAAAAATACGAGATAAAGGCTTATTCAATACTTGGAAGAATTGTTTATACTTATATGCCGTCTAAAAAAGGCGATACAATAAGTTTACAGCCAACTACTGACCATATAAATGAGTATTTTTCTTCATTGGTTGGGTTTAAGAAACAATTATTACGACAAGACACTAAACCATTTTATTCAAATAGATTCATTACACCAATAGAACATAATTTCAAATGGTACTATCCTGAGAAAGTATATACTTGGCCGTCTGATGGGTATTGCATTGATGTGGATTCAATGGCTTTCTCTAATTTTGTAGAAAACCTATATGATATGGGTCAAAATTTCGACGAGCTATGGTCTGACAATCTATATCGGTCAATGACACACGAAGCAATTAAAAACTTTGACTGGACATATAGTCGTGAATATTATGATGGTGAAGCCCAAGATAACATTGATGGTGGTGAACGAATGCAAAAGATCATTAGGGTTCTTGGCCGTGCATTTGATGATGTTAAATTATACATTGATACTATTAAATTAATTAACAATACCACTTACGATAAAATAAAAAATACTCCTGATGGCCTATTATCGGATAATAATAACATTAAAGGTGTTGATGTTGTAAGTACTATTAGTAGTGATTATGATATTAATACAACCATTACAACCGAGCAGCTTAAAAATATAACAAAATCTAATTGGTGGGTTCAAGATGAAAAAACTGATAAAACAATAAAGTACTCACAATTACCAAGATGGTATGTAAGGTATCGTGCAGAAGATGTATATCCTGATATCTGTGATAATGAATTTATGAGGCGATTGTCATTGAGTGCAAAAAGAATTATGAATACTAAAGGCACTCAACAAGCTATAGAGATGGTATTAGGGCTTTTCGGACTTGGGAAATATGATGAAAATACTAATCCAAATGGGGAATATATTCTTGAAGAAGAGGCATATTATACCGAAAAAATGATACGTTATGACGAGTGTGTTGATGGTACATTAGATGGGGAAGAATCTTATGTTGGTGATAATTGGTCAGAAAATAAGATAACTGAATTTAATATTGATTGGAAAAAGGTAGATTCACATAAAAAAGGTGCGTTAGCGTCAGAAATAAATGCGAATAAACGTGTTGATTTACTTTATGATACAGACCCTTTATCAGGTGTTCCAATGCGAACCGAACTTCTTGGACGACAAAACGTTGCATACTTAGTCCCATATTATGATAGCACACAGTTATATGATGGGGATTTAATCTTCCAAGGAAAAGGTGGATGGGGTAAAATGGTAAAAACAAGTGATGAAGAACAATATGATGATAAATTTGACTATCAAGAGACTTTATCTTATTTGCATGTTGTTGGAAATATTGGTGATATGCTTGCAACAAACCCAAATGCATTAGATGCAAATGCTATTTATTATGTCGTTAACCTTAACGATTATACAAAATATGACGAGAACCCACCAATGGATATTAACGGCGGTGTAACAATGTCACACTTCTTTATCTTGGTTAATCATTATGAGTCTCATAAGTTCTATGCGTGGAAAAACATTGTAGTAAAACCTCAATTAGATACTAATGGTAATCTTCAAATGGTTAACAAAACTGATTTTGAAAACATCTTTGGTAGTACTGTAGGGTCACGCGATTGGTTTTATTCTAAAAATGAATTACCTGATTCTGATAAGAATGACGTTGATAAAATCATGGGATGCTATGTGTATGCTTTCAAGAAGATGCAATATCTTGATAACATTTTCTCAACTAATGTTGCTAATAATCCACACGTAGGTTATGGTAAATATGACGATGGTCAAACCTTTATTGAGTACATGAAACTACCATTTAAACACCTTATTGATGAACAACTTATTGAAAATAGTTCTTTAAGTGCGGTTGCACAAAAATATCAATTTGATGATATTGGTAATAATGTTGAATACGATAAAATTCAAATAATGAATACTCGTAAATTAAATAATAAGGATGGTAAGACTGATTTTGTGCGTTACAATAAAGCCACAAATGGATTGACGACAGAATACACATGCAATGAGGATAAATGCAACACACAGAAACGTTGGTATATTAACACAAAGGTTCTTACAATATCATATGTTAAAAAGAAGACTGATGGCAAAACATTAGATAATAATAGATTATTTAGTAATTACTTTAAATCAATTATTATGCCTTATCTAATGCAGGTTATACCCTCTACCACAATATTAAAATTAAAAGACTTTGTAATATAATGGCACGCTCTATAAAGGTTACAGAAGGTAATAAACAAGTTTTTGATATTAAGTTTGATGCACAAGGCACGGCTGATAATCCTGTAAAATTATTAGTTACAGTCGATGGTGCAACTGATAATGCATCATTCAAGGTATATTCTGCAAATGGAGATTGGTTTTCTTATGAAGTTGAACGTACTTATAATAATGTCAAGAAAAAAGACATTGTTCAAGTTGTATTAAGAGTTCGTAGAAACTTATCAACAGATGTGCGTTTAGGTACGTTGGTGGTGGAACATAATTGTGCTGATATTAAACAATACATCACATTAGAACAAGCAGGTATAATTTATTTGTTAGAAGAGACATCAACAAATAATAATTGGGTTTTTCAAATGACTCCTGATTTGCCGGAAGAGAAGATATTGTCGTTCAAAGCTACAAATGGAACTGAAACTTGGCATTTAAAAGAAATACAACAATATCAAACACTTTCAGATGATAATTTTAACGATTTAAATGAAGAGTATCTTGGGATAGGAGAGGACGGAAAACCATATCAATGGGAAAATGATACACAATGGGCAAAAATGTCACAAGTTAGAGTACCATATGATGGTGCTTTTAAATGTAGAATTGAAGATGGAAATTTTTATATTAAAAGCTTTGGTAAGGTTGATCTTTTGCCAACAGATAAATCACCTCATATGCGGTATTTCTTTATATTTTCACATTCTGATGTAAACAATAAGAATAAAGAATTGCTTAATGGTGGTGAAAACACTTATGAAATTAAGAAATTATTCGTGTTCAATAAACATGATTCTACAAAAACATTTTAATAAGAAAGGGAGACTAAAAAGTCCCCCTTTTTATTTTATTAATAATTTAACAATTTTTCTTCATCGTTAGCAACATCATCATATGATGTAACTTCAATTTTGTAAGTTCTATAATTGTTTGTAATCTCTTCATGATGATGTTTCATTGTTTCCATGTCCCAAAGTTCATACCCATGTCCTGTAATGTTTTCTCCCATATCTTGTTGAAATAAACTTCCACTATAAACGATAGGTACACCATTCTTTTTAAGGGTTTGATTCTTATGGATATGTCCTGCCATAACACAGTCGAGACCAATAAAATCTTTCGTGTCAATACCACTCTCAGTCATACGACCCATATCGGTAGTTGCTCCAACAACATCTCCGTGGTAAAGTCCAACAAATTTATGGTTGGGATATTGTTCTTTCAAACCATCAAAATTTGGTTTTTTAAACATATCAAACATTGAGTAAATACACCAAACAACGCCATCGTCTACGATATAACCACTTTTGTAATTAAGTTCTTTATCAGCATATACAACATTAGGATATACGCCCTTAATGACAAATGTTGGGGTAAGTGCATCTTGTTTATCCAAGTTGTTTTCCAACATATCGTGATTACCTGCAATGATGATTGTTTTACACATTGCATTAAAGTAATTTAGCATTTCATGAAAGATGATTTCAGCTTCTTTACTGCTCTTTACTTTTTGGTGATAAATATCACCTGAGATGACAATGCGAACTTCATCTTTGTTATATTTTTTAACTTCTTTGTAAATTTCAGCAATTGCCAATTTCATACTTTCTTTTTGCTTCTCAAAAAAATCGTTGCGAATATGAATATCTGCCAAATGAATTATTTTTTTAATCATATAATTTATTATTTAGAATTAGAATTACATATATAATGTACTATAATAATATCTTATATCCAAATTAAAATATAATAATAATTTATTGAAAAAATATAAATTATATATTATTATTAAAATAATAAATAATTTTAACAAATGGATGGGGTACGAATAATTCTTGGAATGGATATCAGCACAACTTGCTGTGGTGTATCTATTTTGAAATACAATACACATACGGGGGAAAAAGAAATCATGTATATTGGTAGTGTAAAGTTCAAAACACAAAAAGGTCTTACTACAGAAGATTCTTTATTTGTTAAGAGCCGTCAATTTACAGAAGATTTCATAAACAAATATAAGGATATTGGGATTACAGATATAGTTATCGAAGCACCATTGCCTAATTCGAATAACCTTATGACTGTTCATACGTTGGCAAGATTTAATGGAATGCTCAGTCAATCTATTTTTGATGCAATTTCTGTAGCCCCACAATATATCAGTTCATATGATGCAAGAAAATATGCTTTTCCAACATTGATGTCTGTTAGACGTTATGATAAGAAAGATGAACCATATTCAATCGATAAGGTTCGTAAAGCTATCAAGAAAAATGAATTGACACCTTTCGGTGGGTACACATATAGCACAGATAAAAAGTATGTTTTGTGGGAGTTGATAAATAAATCCTATGATGGAATTGTTTGGCAATATAACAAAAAGGGTGAGTTAAAAAAAGAAAATTTTGATGCATCCGACTCGTTAGTTGCAATTTTAGGATGGATTAACTATATTAAATATCATGATGATGAACCCAAAGTTGTTGATATGTCTGAAAAGAACATATCAGATAACGATGGTAATACATTCACAAAGATTACATACTCGGTTCGTTTTTGTGACGAAACAAATACAAAAACAGCTGTGTTTTAATTAAAAGTAAGTTTTTTCTATTGTGTTATTTTCAATGTTTTTTAGGTTTTGCCGTGTATTGTTGTGTTTAACTTCAGTATGCGGTTTTTGTTTTTGGTGCTTGTTATAGTATAATGATATTGATAATGTTATTTTAATTATTCATATATGTTTGATATTGAAATAGAAAATATTGCTCGAATTACTGAGAGAGTTTTAGGTAAACCACGTCATGAGACAAACATTGATGGGTGGACAGAATACGACTGCCCATATTGTTGTGATATGGAAAATATTGACCATGATGGGAAGTACAATTGTTGTATTAATTATCGAGAAGGTTATTTCCATTGTTGGAAGTGTGGGACGGCAGGAAAAATATCAAAAGTTCTAAAAGACTATGGTGGTCAAAGTGTCGTACGTGAGTATTATGATGAAATTAAAAGCATCAGAAATTCGCAAGAGTTTCAGTTCACACAAAATAATGCACTTGTTAAAAGTGAATTGGTTGAGGTTGAGAACTCAATTAAATTGCCTGATAATTTTCGTCTTATTTCGAGTGCTGATAAGGAATCGTATGGTGCATACAAATATCTTAAAGAACGTGGATTAGACTATAACATAATTAATGAATTTGGTATTGGTTTTGTCCCTTGGTCAGATGATTTTAAGATGCGAAGTCGTATTGTAATACCAAGTTACGACCAATATAATAATCTTAATTATTATGTTACTCGTGATTATACAGGTAAACAGAAATTAAAGTACATCAATCCTAATATTGATAAGAAAACTATTATTTTCAATGAACAGAAAATAAATTGGGGTGAAAATATTACGTTATGTGAAGGAGTATTTGATAGTTTCGTAATACCTAACTCAATTCCACTTCTTGGTAAAGAATTAAATGAAGATTTTGCTGTATACCAAGCTTTATTTGATAAAGCAAGAGCTAATATTAACATCTTATTAGATGATGATGCTGTGGATGACGCAAAGAAAATGTATCTTTTTCTAAATACAGGGAGTTTGAAAGGAAGATTACGTTTTATAGAGTGCCCAAGTGGGTATGACGCTTCTCTATTTTATCAAAAATTTGGGAAAAAAGGTATGTACAAATTGCTTAGAAGCGCAAGACAATTGAATGAATACGAACTTTTGTGATTATATATTTTGTTTTGCACGTTTTTTGCAGTATTATATAGATAAATTATAAGTAATGGTTATTAACATAGAAATCTCTGATAGAGATTATAGAGATATTGAATTATACTGTAATGCAAATGGGTTAGATTTAAAAGAATATATTTCGAATTTAATTATGGAAACCCATTATTGCAACAAATATGGTGATTTAAACACTATGATGGAAAAAGTCGCTGAAGAAAGTACTGCCTCACCAAAAAAGAGGGTGGTACGTACAAATAAGAGTGATGCAAAGGTTAAAGAAGAAAATGATGTAAAAGAGCAACTTGAAGTAAATAAAAAACAAATAACAGATAAAGAAGAAACACCTACAGAAAAGGTGGCAAAAGTAACAGTTAAAAGAAAAAGAACTTTAAATACATTGTAAAATGATTGAAAATATTAAACCTACTGATAAAATTGTTGTGGATGTGTCGATGTATCAGATTGATATTAACCCATCTAAGTTGCAGTCACTACGTAGAGAAATTGCTGATAAGTATGGTCTTCCATTGCGTAATGTGATTGTTAATCCAAAACCAATTATGGTCGATAGTGATGGAAATAAAGTATCTTTGACATCTGATATTATCACAAGTATCCAAGACCCTAAATTTCAACAGAACCTTTTTAAGGAATATATTGAGCTTAAAAAGATTGAGAATGTTGATATGGATATGATTTTAGATATTGATAACAAGGTTAACGCTTTTGTTGACTTTGATTCATATTCTAAATATAAATCATATAAATTTACTTATGTAAAGTGGAAAAATTTCCTTTCATATGGTGAGGATAATTATATTGACTTTACGAAGCTTAGTGGATTGGTTTTGCTTTGTGGTAAACCACAAAATCAAAGTGGTAAGACAACGTTGGCACGTAATCTTCTTCGCTTTGCTTTGTTTGGACGTTCAGAAAAGACACCTAATCTTGCAGGTGTATTTAATAAATTCACGCCTGAGGCAACAGAAATGTCTGTTGAGGTTGGTATTGAGATTGAGGGTGAGAATTATGTTATTCGACGTACTGTAACGCGTCCTGCGCTCTCAAAAAGAACTGAGAAAAGTAAATGTAAGCAAACAGTAGACTATTTTAAAGTAGTTAATGATGAATTAGAGCTAATTGAAAATTGCGAGGCTGAATCAACGCAACAGACAAATAATGTTATTCGTGATTCTATTGGTTCACTTGAAGATTTTGACCTTATTGTTTCAGCAACGGCAAAAACACTTGGAGATTTGTTCTCAATGGGGCAAACAGACCAAGGTAAATTGTTTTCACGTTGGCTTGGGCTTCTTTCATTGGAAGAGAAAGAGGGAGTTGCAAAAGAATTGTATAAGAAGAATGTAGAACCTGCTCTTCTTTCAAAGAAATATAATAAAGCAACTCTTGAAGGTGAGATTGCTGATATGCAAACAGTTATTAAGGATAATGAGGAAACGTCAGTAAAACTTGAAAAGAATGTAAACGACAGAAATAATGAACTCCTTAATCTTAACAACGATAAAATTCAGATTATGTCTGAACGTAAAGAGGTGAAGGAAACACTCATTAAAACTGATGTTGCAACAGTAGAAAACAACATTAATATTATTAATGAAAAGTTGACCATTGAAAGAAATAAGTTTAAGCAACAAAAGGATGAGTGGGGTGAACTTAATGGTGCATCGTTTGATGTTGAAGAACTAAAGGCTCTTCAACAAGAAAGAAATGACATCGTAGATAAAAATGGTGGTATTAAACAAGAAATTAGCCTTATTAAGGATAATATTGCTCACATAACCGAGCTTATTGAACAGAAAGTTTGTCCAAACTGTGGCCATGAAGTCGATGTAAAAGAACAAAGTGGAATCATTGAATCTAAACAAGATAAAATTAATAAACTTGTAGAACAAGGTGTTGAAAATAAGAATAAGATTGATGAAATTGACAAAAAAATTGCAAAGTTAGAAGAAGACAGAGAAAAGGTTAATAGAATGAACCGACTTAAATTGAGTATGACGGCTTTGCACACACAAATCGAGAACTACAAGTTACAGCTTGATGCCTTGAATAAGACCAAAGAAGAAATTGAACAAAATAAAGAGAACATTATATTTAATAATGAGATAGACAATAAGATTCGTCTCGTTGATGAAAATATTAAGTCTATTACTGCGGCAAAAGAAACCTTTATTCGTCAAATTGAGACTTGTAAGGTTGAAAATGAACGTTATAAGAAAGATATTAAGGTTCGTGAAGACCTAATTGCTAAATTGACAGAAGAAGAGAAGGTTATCCGTAGTTGGGCAATTTATAAAGAGCTTATTGGTAAGAATGGTATCTTGAAAATTGTTCTAAAACGTGCGTTGCCAATTATCAATAATGAGGTTTCAACTCTTCTAAATGGTTTGGTTGATTTTGATGTTGTTCTTTCAATTTCTGATGACAATAAAATTTGTATTGACCTTGTTCACGATGGTGTGTCAATGAATGTTGGTCTTGCTGCATCAGGTTATGAAGAAACGATGGCAAGTCTTGCACTTCGTAGTGCTTTGGCAACTGTTTCATCGTTTGCAAAACCAAACTTCCTTGTTCTTGATGAAATTTTCGGAGCAACAGGTAGTTCACACTATGATGATATTAGAGAATTGCTACGACGGATTATGAAAAATCATGATTTTGTGATAGATATTACACATAATGAAATGATTACAGATTGGCATAATCAAATTATCGAAGTGGTTAAGGAAAATAATATCTCAAAACTTACAGTAAAATGAGTAAAGTAAAAATTAATGATTATGAATCTGAAATAGAATATTACTTCAATTCACTTAAACATTATAAAAAACTCACTCGTGCTGAAGAGAAAGATTTAGGTGAACGGATACAGAAAGGTGATAATAATGCTTTAAACACATTAGTAGAACATAATTTGAGATTTGTTGTTAGAGTTGCAAAGGGATACCGTGAAAGTGGTATTCCTTTTGCAGACTTAATTTCAGAAGGAAATCTTGGACTTATTCATGCAGCAGAAAAATTTGACCCAACTAAGAATATTAAGTTTATTTCATATGCTGTATGGTGGGTACGATGCTACATTAATGAGTTTATTGAAAAGCAAACAACAAATGCGGTGATTAGTACGGATAACTATAAAGATTATCAATATAAAGATGAGTTAATTAATGAAAATTTTGAAGAAAATCTGAATAATCTTAATGATAGACATTCTACGATTGCTGACTTGTTAATATGCTTAAAAGACCGTGAGAGAAAAATTATTCAAATGTCATTTGGCTTAAATGGAAAAAATGAAATGACTCTTGATGAAATTAGTAAGGTTACAGATTTATCAATGGAACGTGTAAGGCAAATTAAGGATACTGCAATAATGAAACTTAAATGCGAAGCTCTATCACGAACAACAAATGATTTTAAAGAAATGAAAATGCTTTCTTGATAAGGAAAGCATTTTTTCTTATATTTATAATAAAATAATAGATAAACAATTATTATGGCAAAGAAAAGTAAGAAAACTAAGGCAGTTGAACCTGTTAATGATGTAGAACTTGATGCATTGGTAAATGAGGCTAAAGAAAACATTGATATGGCCGAAGTTGATAAAGTAATTGAAGAAAATGAAAAAGACAATAATACAGTTCTTGAAGAAACCGTTGTTGAAGATGTTAAACCAATGGAAGAAACAGTAGAAATGGTTGACACAGAAGATGAAAGTGAGGAAAAAGATTCTGTACATGTGAGTGAAGAACATTCTGAGGAAGAAAAAGAACCTGAAAAAGAAGAAGAATTAACTTCGCTTGAAAGCGACACAGAACTTGATGAATTGGTTGAATCAATTGATGATGTAATTGCAGAGTGTACAGGTTCTGTTGAGGAGGTTAATGAAACCCCTAAGGTTTCAGAAGAGCCTTGGTATGTTGCACGTGCAAGACGTATGGGAGACTATTATAATTGGTAAATAACAAAAAAAATGAACAGAACTGAGAAGGAGTATAATGTAATTTCAGAATCTATAAAAGCAATGCGCCATATACAACGTAAGGGTGCTATTAACATTCTCAGAGAATCTGAAGAAAAGGATACTGAAAGCGATGGTGCTGTACCTTACACAAACCAAGATGAAATGTTAAATAATAGCCTTCAGCCTTGTAGAACACAGTTTGGTGCAAACTTTTCTAAACTGAAAAATCCAATGCTTTATTATCCCGAAGATGGTGATGTTACACTAAGTGGTGTTATTCCTTCACTTAATAATGCTAAATTCCAATTCAGACTTTTAGAGCCATCAGGAAATGGTTGCTTTATTTGGCTTGATAGCATACAGTTGAGTGAAGAAACAATTAATAAAATTCAGAAGATATATGGTGTCTTCAAAAATTGGAAGCAACAATTAGTAACAAGTGAAGATATTAAACCATTAAAATTAAAGAATGAAAACTAATTTATTATAAATTATAAAAAGGTGAGGAAATTATTACTTTCCTCACCTTTTTTTACATGTTATTAATATTTATTTTAAACTGAATTTATATGAAAAAATATATCAGAAAAAGACACCTTAATGAAGATGTTACAACATCTGAGGTGCGTAGTATTGTGAGTAATAAATTGGATGACTTGTTAAAGGAACGAGAGTTTGAGAAACGAGTTAAGGAAATTACTGCGAATGTAGTTGAAAAATTTATCTCTGAATTATTTCATAAAAGATTAATGTGGAAAAATAGTATAAAGAATGGCTAAAGAACAATTATTAAAATATGCAAATTCAAGTCAATCAAATAAAAAGAAAATATTTGCCTTGCGTGATTGGTGTCATAGACAAGGAGATATTTTTGGTTTACAAGAAGTTTTTGATTGTTTAAATGATTTTGCTCAAACCAATGGAGAAGATATATCAAATCTTATTGAAAAATTAGTACATAAATCAAAGGTTAATGGGCGGTCATCTGTTGTGTGGGGTGATACAGGATTTCAAATGTATTTAACACGTGATGAAGATGGCGTATTACAAGTTAGAGGTAATGATAGTCATTTTGTACCTAATGCAAAGGGGCAACATTCACCACATGACAATAAGGTATTACGAAAGGATGGTCAAGTTAACAAAAACTTGAATAAGACAAAAGAAAAACTTTATAATTTAGGGCAAGAAGTACGAAAGATATATAGTGACCAATCTAATACATTTATAACGCTTGCAATGGTGGCAATTAAAAAGTATGCCAAGGAACATAAAAAGTCTGAAATGTCAGTTGTTGATAAATTAAAAAAAGGTGTTTTACGCTTAGATGCTAATGATTGGGTTCTTGTACCTAATAATCATACGATTAAATTGGATGAGTCTCAAGTAAGAGAATTGGCTGAAACAACAAAACTTACTGAGTATAAGTTCTATAATAATGTTCAGCGTTTTCTTTCTGATTTATTAAAAGACCCTGTTGGTGCACAATTACCCTTCTTACTTCAAGTTAATGACATCACACGTAATTATTTGTTATATCATTTGAAAAGCTTAGGTATTATTAAACGACACCAAAAGATTAGTGATAAAGATAGCCAAGGCAATCCAAAGACTGCTAAGATGGTAGTCAAATATAGTGTACCTAAAAAAGATTTTGTAAAGAAGATGAAGAAATTATTCATCACAACTGTTGCTAAAAATGTTCCTGATAAGTTAGAAAAGATTTTAACTGAATGTGATGGTGGAGCTATGGGTGGAGAGGCCGCAGGAGCAACAAGTGCTGATACATCAGGACAGTTTAATCAACCATTATTTGGCGTTCAACGGCGTAAAATGCCGAGAGAAATAGATGAGACTACCGCAGCATCTAATGCAGGAAATTATCAATATACAGTGCCATTTGCTTCTGATAAAGAAACAAGAAATAGAAAGCCCGGATTTAGTGTGAAAAGACAAAACGAAATGTATTTTCATAAGAAAAAACTTTTGAATGAAGATCGGGAAAGTAAAAATTTATCTAAGGCAAGGAGAGTAATTAATCAAATGCAACCTAACATGGATGCACAGAAAACACTTGAAGTGATAAGAAATTATATTCCCAATTCAAGACTTATGAAATGTGAGTTTTTACCAGGCGTAACTCGAATGGTGCTTGATGGTTTATTTAACGATGAATCAAAAATACGCCAATTGAATCAGGTTTTGAAATATATAGCGACAGAAGAATATTCAGGTGAGTATAATCAAGATCTAAATGGAGAAGACGCTGAGACGTTAATTAATCGTTTTAGTGATAATGTTCAACAAGATATAGAGAATGATAAACAAAATGTTGGTAATACACAGTATAAACAGAATAATAATTATAATATTGTAAAGATACACTCATTTGAAGAGGCTGAAAAATATGGTAGATATACATCTTGGTGTGTGACACATGATCCTAACATGTATAACTCTTATACTGCAGAAGGTGATAATATATTCTATTTTTGTTTAAAGGATGGTTTTGAAAATATTCAACCTGAAAAGGGTGAGAACTGTCCAAAGGATGAATATGGCTTATCAATGATTGCTGTTTCAGTCTGTCCTGATGGTTCGCTTAATACAGCAACATGTAGGTGGAATCATGATAATGGTGGAGATGATAATATATTAACAACAGAGGAAATATCACAGATAATTGGAAGAAACTTTTATCAAACGTTTTTACCGCTATCACCTGAAGATATTAAAGAAATTAAACAAACAAAAATTAATGAATTAATGCGTCGTATAACCGAATATAACGAATGTTATCGTATTGAAGGTAGTAGATATTTAACTAATCTTTTTGAACAATGTATTATTTATGATACTGAAACTAAAAAGATTATATCAGGAGATTATATATTTTCTTCAGTAAGTACCATAATAAAATTTCCGTCACACATTGCATTCAGGGTAAATTATAATGGAGAATTCGGTGTATTTTTCCCTGAATATGGTTTTGTTTCTTGTTCGTATGATGCAAACACAATTCATCATATAATCAGAGACAAATGTGATTGTTTACCTTGTGATAAAAATGGGGGTTTAAATTATTTTGATATAAATAATTTAACTTATTTATATGATGAATTTAGTGATAAAATACCATCAATTAACACGATGCTATCTAAATTAAAAAGAAAAATATCAAAAGTTGATATTCTGAATTTTCAGAATATGATGGATGAATTAAATAGTTTAAAAGAAAAAGGAATTCGTTGTGATTCTAGTGGAATTGCAATGATGAAAAATGAAAATGGGTATGCATTATTTGATGTGTTATCAGAAAAATATCCGAAACCAATATATGTTGGAAATATAGGAGGGTATTTTTGTGGGGTTAATGACAAATACAAAGATATGTTTGTTATTATTAATAATGGAAAATATATATTATACTCATTAAGAACCCATAATTTTGTTATGAATGGTTATGAATTTGATGAACAACCAATAACTAATAATTATTATATCACAGTAAAAATGCCAACTGATAATAATAAATATAAAGAGTGTTGGTATGAATTAGATTTTTATGGAAGACTCCATAATAAGATATATAAAAATGGAAGCGAACGATATATTGAGAAAATTTCTTAAAATAAGGTTTTTGTAATTGAATTTTATGTTATGCGAAATATTTATAACTACAATACTGACTTTGATAAAGATACAATTTTAGATAAGATGGCAAACATTGAAGAGCAGATTCAAGATGCTGATGATGAAACACCATCTGCTGATCGAGATAAAAAAGTCAGAGAATTAATCTACGCTCAATTTATACAAGGGTTAAGACTAAGTACAGGTTACAACATTTTTTAAAATGTAACTTTGATCTTGACATAGATATAACATTAAAACTAAATAAAATAAATAATTTATCTTAATAAAATGTTAAAAGAAAATAAGGTCTATAATTTCAGCGAATTAAGAACCATCCTTTCAGAAGAAAAAATGAAGAATGAGTTCAAACCAAAAGTTGGGAAGGGCTACAGTAGGGATGCTGATGCTAAGGAAAATGAGAAGGCTGTTAAAGACATCACCAAACGAACAAAGGAGTTTGATGGAGGTTTGCAAGATGAAGCAAAACGAAAGACAAACCCTGAGGGGATTGATGACAAAAATAAAACGACATTAGATTATGATTATAGTTATGAACCAAGTGACACTTATAAGGAAAGAGTAAAAGCTCAGGTTCATGGTTATACTTCAAAATCAGCGGAAGAAAACGCCAAGAAAGATGAGTTCAAGAAAGCAGCCGATTTTGAAGGGAATAAAGATTTCTATGACAAGAGAAAAGAAGCAGGAAATGAGGACGCACAAGCAAAACAAGAATATAAGCATGCGGGTCTAAAAGCACACAATTTACCAAAAGAAACATTTAAATCTAAAACATTATTCACGGAGAACCAAAAAATGAAGAGATTACATTTTAAGAATACAACATTCCTTAATGAGGAACAAATGATGAAGAGAATCCCTGAAGATTATAAAGTTGATGGAAATCGTTTTATAATGAAAGATTCAAAAGGAAATGAATACCTTGTTGAGTGCAAGAAGGATACACTTTGTGAAAGTTATATCCACACTAATGTAGTTAAACACAATTGTGGAAAACAAGTGATGAATGAGGAACTTGAGAAGTTTAACCGTCTTATGGGCTATAAGAGTTCTGATTACAATAAGAAAGTTGGACAGATTTCTGAATCTAAGCGTTATAATGATATGTTGAATATAACTCGAAAATTGGAAGTAGAGACAAAAAAATAAATAATAAGCAATGGAACAATTAAGTTTTTTTGAAAGAGCTGTTAAAATTGTTGATAAGTATGGCACTTTTAAAGTAATTATATCAATCGTTCTTTTTGCCTTATTTCTTTTGGTAACAGTTGGTACCCCAATAATTACAAAATATTCGATGGAAAAATCCATTGATGCTGCTGAGAAAAACAAAGAACTAACACACATTAGAGATCTTGAGAATCGAAGAGAGGTTCAACCACAGATTTATTCAGTATTAGATAATTTGTTAGAATCAACAAAAGCTGATAGAGCTTTTATAATTGAGTTACATAACGGTTCACAAAATATTAATGGAGTACCCTTTTTACACGGTACGGTAACATATGAGAGAGTAAGAGAAGGTGTTGAAAATATAGATGAAGAATACCAAAATTTATCATTGTCACGTTTTGAATCATCAATCTATATGCATAATAATCTTCACTTTGTAGGAAGCGTTAAAGACCTTGCAAAAATTGATAAAAAAATTGCAGCAAAATTAACTTCTAATCAAGTATCATATGTTGCCGTTACAACATTACACGATGGAGAGAAAGAATGGGGATGGTTTGGTATCTTATATGGTGAGGGTAGACCAATACCATCAAAAGAAAAAATGTTAAACGAATTGTTAATTAGCTCTCAGACAATATCAGGCATCCTTGTAAATGTGCGAAAATAGTATGTAATATGATAAGAGATAAGATAATAAGAAACGGACAATGGCTAATAATAATTTTATTGGCCATTGTATCTTTTTATTTTTGGAGAAATTCAAAAGTAAATAATGACAGCGTAATTAGTGAAGGGCAATATAATAAAAATAAAACACAATATGTTGTAATTTCTAAAGACAAGTCATTGAGTGAGTTGAAAAAAACAAATGCGGAGTTGTATGATTCTATACGCAAATTAAAAGACGTAAAACAAGCAGTACAAATAAAGTATATAACCCGTTATAAAACTGATACCGTTCGATTTAGTGATAAGTATGTACCAAAAGACTCAATCTATTGTTATACGCAAGAAACTGACACCGTAAACTATGACTTAAAAATCAAGGCTAACAGCGTTAAATGGTTTAAACTGAACATTTCCCTACGTGATAGTTTAATGCTCGTCACACGGGCTAAAAATGGCTATAATGAGACTTTAATCAATCATGGTAGTAATACAGAAATAACTAATTCAACCGTATTTATACCAAAACAAAAATTATATCAGAAAGTTAAAGATAGATTATATTTTGGTGCAGGTGTTGGCGTTGGTTATGGGTTATTTAATAAGAAACCTGATGTTTTTATCGGGTTAAACGCAGGCGTAAAATTTTGAAAAGTAATTTGAAAAAGAGTTTTAATACTTCTATTATTAATATAACAAAATGATATTGATGATGGAAGTATTTTTTTCGTATTTTTTAGTTTTCATGCTATGCATGTCTATATGCAGTGTTTTGCGAGACATACTTGATTTAATTCGCTGCTATATTAAAACAGAAGAGTTTAATATTTCAGATACACGTGTTGCAATGCTTTGGTGTGCTGTTAGTTATATTATAACATTTATAGTATTTGCTTAATATGAATTTACAAAAGAAACTTATACAGTTGAGTGAATACAAGTGTTCATTCAAATATGTTGAATCATACTTTTTGGTAAGTATGGTGTACCCCGAGAATTGGAGTATTATACCTTGTGAAGATAAAAGTATTGATGTTGCAGAGGAAGACGGAGTAACATATTATGCTGCATTAATTGAAACCGATATTAACAAAGCCTTTGAACTTATTGATGATACAATTTTATACAACCTTGATGTTGAAAAGAAAATGAATTTGCTGAAATTTAATATCAACAAGCTACAAGAAATGTTTGCAACAATGGATTTAGAAGAGTTAGAAACACTTGAGTTTGTGACTACGACACCCAAAGTGCGTAAAAATACAGAAAAGAAAAGCACTAAGACAAAGAAAGTTGCAAAAAAGGTAACATCTAAAAGAAAGAAAGTTGAAGATGCTGTAACAGAAGATGTAACTATTTATCAAGGTGATAAAACAAATCTTGATAACTTAATGAATAATTTTGTTGATGATACATTTTATGGAGAAATGCCTTGTGGTAATACAGTAGAGACGAAGCAAACAAATAATGAATATTTAGAGGAGGTTGAAAGATGAATTTATTAGGATTATGTATTGTTTATGGATTTATGTTATATGGTCTAATTGAACTTTTAGTGTTTTTCCCAGGACCATTTAATATGCTTGGTAAATTTAGAGAATTTATGCATTGGCTACACCCTCAACTTGGTGAGCTTATTACATGCCCAATGTGCTCAAGTACTTGGATTGGAGGTTTTATCAGTGCTTTAAATTATTTCCTAATTCCAAGACCTTTCACACCATTTAATATATTTTTATTTGGGACAAACCTTTGGTGGCTAATTATCCCATTTGATACGTTTTTTGGGTGTGGAGCTGTATGGTTATTACACGTTATAGATGAATATTTTGAATCAAACACAAAAAAAGAATACGAGGATGAATGAATTTGAATTACATAAAGAATTAGAACGTAATAGCAATGATAAACAAATAATTAAAGATGAATTGTGTGCATCACAAAAGAAGTGGGCTGAATATGTCCTAAAACATAAAGATGAAATACATTCACAACATCATCCTATCGTAGTTAAAAAGAAGAAAAGTGCTTTTTTTAAAGAAGTACTTAATAAAATAAAAGCCATATTTGGTATGGTAAACCATAAGAACAATCAAAATGGAACTGAGGCATATTTACACTATAGCAACGAATTTGAAGAACATGTTTGAAACAGATGATTTAGTTGGCGCAGATATAAGTGATATTGAGTTGAATGTAAAACTATCACCAAGCACACTATATGGAATTGATAGAGAGTTTTATCGTCAAACACATGATGGTTCTATTGATGGATTTGTACATAATAAAAAAATTGATGCTAACATCGATAATGTTCATTTTGTTTTAACTGAAAAAGAAAATAGCCCTGAATAAGGGCTATTTTTTTTTGTACATGGATATTTATATTAAAATATTTTTATATATGAAGAAAAAAATTAAAAAATCGGAACTAAAAGAAATGGTTCGCCGTTTAATTAATGAATATTTGGACTATAGTCCTGCTGATTATGGCTATGATTATAAATACGATGAAATGGAGGATAATGATTTAACCCCATACGATCTAATGGATTCAGATGAATACGAACGCCTTCTTCAATCCGAACGAGAAGAAGATGCTTGGAATGATGATGAATTTGTTGACGATTTAACAAAAAGCCGCATAGACTTTGAAGAACATAATGAATTAGAGGAAAGTATCAAACACCTTGTTCGGAAGTACATTAATAAACGTTTGAAATAATGATAAAAATTGAAGCATCAAACCTATTAGGTTCTTAATTTCTTCTTAGATTATAATTAATATACGTTAAAGTATTCGTTATATCTTTGTTTTATATGGTAATAATGCGTATAATTCACTAAAAACGTAATAATATGAAATATGCCTAAGAAAAAGACTAAAGAGGAATTTATTAAGGATGCAAGAAAGAAACATGGGGATAAGTATGATTATTCAAATGTTGAGTACGTGAATAATGCAACAAAGATATGTATCAAATGTCCAAAACATGGGGAATTTTGGCAAACACCAATTAGTCATTTAAGAAGTTGTGGCTGTCCAAGATGTGGTGGTACAGGTGTTTTAACGAAAGAAGAATTTATTAAAAAAGCAAAGGAGATTCATGGGGATAAGTATGATTATTCCAAAGTTAATTATGTGAATGCTCATACCAAAGTTTGCATAATTTGTGGTGAACATGGGGAATTTTGGCAATACCCTGCTGATCATACCAATGGCCATGGTTGTCCTAAATGTGGTGATGAAAATAGTCGTGAAAAGAGAAGTTCAACTAAAGAGAAATTTATTAAAAAGGCTAAGGAAAAACATGGTGATAAATATGATTATTCAAAGGTAGAGTATGTAAATAGTGTAACAAAGGTATGTATCATTTGCCCAGAGCATGAGCATGGGGAGTTTTGGCAAAGGCCTACTGATCACACCCAAGGCCAAGGTTGCCCTAAATGTGGTGGTAGATATTCTCCAACAACAGAAGAGTGGATTGTTTCCGCTCGTAAAGTTCATGAGGATAAATATGACTATTCCCAAGTAAAATATGAAAAAAATAACATGAAGGTTTGTATCATTTGTCCTGAGCACGGAGAGTTTTGGCAATCACCATATAAACATTTAAATGGTAAGGGTTGCCCTAAATGTGGTGGTAATTATAGCCCTACGAAAGAAGAATGGGTTGCTTCTGCCAATAAAGTTCATAATGGAAAATATGATTATTCTAAGGTTGAGTATGTGAATGCTCATACCAAGGTATGTATCAAATGTCCTGAGCATGGAGAATTTGAACAAATGCCTTATCAACACACCAATGGTTCAGGTTGTCCTAAGTGTAATTTAAGCCATTTGGAACGCAGTATTATGAATTATTTGGATGAGGTTGGAATTACTTATGATTATCAAAAGCGTTTCAATTGGTTAGGTTTACAGAGTTTGGACTTTTACCTACCATATTATAATGTTGGTATTGAATGCCAAGGAGAACAACACTTCTTTCCGGTTGATTTTGCAGGAAGGGGTGTTGAATGGGCATGTAAGGAATTTGATAAAATAAATTCTCGTGATAAACAAAAAAAGACATTATGTGAGAAACATGGTGTGAAGTTATTGTATTTTGGCAATGTTCCCAATTACGATACATTTCTTGGAGAAGTGGTTCATGATGATGTGCAATACCTTATTGATTATTTGCAAGAACATAAAATCGATAGAGATAAACCAACAACTGAGTGATTTTGCTCACGAAATTATTTTCGTGACCAAATTGTAACTTGAAGTTTTTCAGTCATTTACCTTTACATAAAAAATGATTATTAACTATATCTATGAATAGATTAAATTAGTAAACAATAATGGGAATGAAAAACATTCCCATTTTTTTATTTTTATAAAGCTTTGCATTTGTTTCGTGTCCACCCTGTTTTTTTTTGTATTTCAGAAATCGCCCACTCAACAGACGTAGTTGATGATAGTTTTCCCATAAAAAAAATGTTTGGATATTTTTTTTTATCAATCTTTTTCTCGATAGTATCGTATAATTCCACCGCCTGCTTTGAATTCTTACATCTTATCATGTCAAAATCATTTTCATCATCATAATAATGTATCACTTTATTACGGTAAACAAATAGCCTTGAATAGGCGTTAGTATTTTTTAATATGATATTATCATAAATATGATTAAAATCTTTTCTTTCTTTTTGAGGATCAAAGCCATACACGTTGAATGTTTCTTCAATAAACCATTCATTTTTGTCTAAGATTTTATGAGTTGGTGCGTCAACAAGATAATTTTCTATGAACTTACCATTATTATTTCGTAATAATGTGACATGATTAGATTCTTCAGGACTTAGTTTCTTTACTAGTACCAATTCATACTTATTCTCCACATATTTACCATAGTTTTTAACTATTGTTTGTTTGAATGCAACCTCTTCTCTATTTTTCTTTAATAAATCGAAGTATAGTTCAAGTGCAGCATTTTTAAAACGTTTCCTACCGAAGAATTTTACTCGTTTTCCATTCTTCATAAGATATATTGAAAATGTTCCTTTTTCATCACCCATTAATTTACGATATTCATCTAATGCTTTCTTTCGTTTAGCATATTTACGAGCATTACGCTTCTTTAAAAGACGTTTAGACCGAGCCTTTTTACGCTCTTCCAATTTCGCCTTCTCTTTTTCGGCCTTAATACGAGCCTTTTCTTCACGGCGTTTCTGACGTTCCGCTTTTATCTCCAACAATCTTTTTAAACCGTAAGGCATTGTATATTAGTTTTTTAAATTTATTATTATAAATAAATATGTGGTAAAGTTGGAAAATAGCACTTTAAGTAGTATTATGTTTGTGATAGATTTAATGTAAAACCAATTTAAAAATTTAAGAAATTATGATTTTTGGAGAAATTAGTGAAGATGTACGTAAGGTACTTGATGAAGTGTTTGACGAAACTAACTTGTTCAACGTTATGAACATTAAGTACTATTCCGTTCAGAAACAGAAGAGTGTTATTAAAATTGTTAAGTTGAGTCCTGTTGGAGAGGCTGTATCTAAAATGCCGAGTACTATTGTAGTTACTGTGGTTGAGAACATTTTCGAGCGTCTAACACCTATTCAGCAAAAGATGCTTGTTGAGGATGCAGTTAATCTTATCAGTTATGATGATGAAAAGGATAAGATTAAAATTGAAGCACCAACTATTAATATGTCTATTGGAGGATGGCGTAAATATGGTGCAGAATTGCCCAACACATACGAACTTTGTGCACTGACAGTACAACAGTTGGAAGAGGAAGAAAAAGAGGCTAAAAAGCTCGCAAAGGAGGCAAAAAAAGCTAAAAGAAAGGAATAAAAAATAGAATAAAGATGTTACGAGCAATTAAAATACGATTATATCCAAATAAACAACAGGAAC